GGCCAAGCCCCGCCAATCCTGCAGTGCGGTGGAGCAGCCTAGCCAGGCCACTCCGGGAGACACGGCTGTACCCGGCCGCCGCACTGCTCTTTGGGGCTGTAGCTCAGCTGGTAGAGCAGCTGCTCGGCAGACAGAAGACCGCGGGTTCGAATCCCGCCAGCTCCACTGGGACCGGGAGGTGGGCTTAGAAGCAGCCATCCTCTAAAGAGCAGGGCGCTCGCGGGCTAACAGGGCTGGAGCTGAGACTGACGGAAAGTCGCCCCCGCAAGGGGGAAGAGCGGTTCGACTCCGTGCCAGCTTGCTGAGTCAGCGGAGACACCAGAGTCCAGTGCACGGGGCTTTCCTCTTGGCGTAGTAGCACACCGGTCCTCCACGGGGTTGTAGCTCAATGGGAGAGCATCCGGCCCGCAACCGGAAGATCGGGGTTCGACCCCCCACGACTCCACATCCCTGGTGAGTAGGCCCGTAGCGGGGCCGAGGGGCCAGGAGCAACGCGGGAACTACATGGCCGGTCTTTGCCCGCACGTTTCCCGGTTGAGTCACCGTAGCTGCGGTGGCGGTGCCCCTCGCCAGGGGATACTGCAGGCCCCACGGAGGGGGCGGCACAACCGGGCAGCGTTCCCTGATCGGAGTACGGGACATGGCGCAGCTTGGTTAGCGCGCTTGCTTCGGGAGCAAGAGGCCGCAGGTTCAAATCCTGCTGTCCCGACTAGAGGTTCCACGTGGAACCGACGGGCTGTCGCCAAGTCAGGCAAGGCGCGTGCTTTGGGAGCACGAGATGCGCAGGTTCGAATCCTGCCAGCCCGACTAGGGGGGAGGAACCCCCGGACCGGGGTGCGGAGAGGGGTCTCCGTCCGGACCGCCTCCTCCTGATCCTGGCCGCTTAGCTCAGTTGGCAGAGCGCCCGTCTGAAAAGCGGGAGGTTTCCTCCGTTCGACCCGGAGAGTGGCCGCCACGCCCTAGTAACACAATGGCTAGTGTGCCTGGCTTCCAACCAGGGAATGTCGGTTCAATTCCGGTCTAGGGCTCTATGATGTTCGAGCGCCGGTAGCTCAGCGGCAGAGCAGCTGACTCTTAATCAGCAGTGCGGGAGTTCGATCCTCTCCCGGCGCACTACGGGCGAGTGAGTCCAACTGGCTGAGCTGGCCCGCTCAAAACGGGTCGATGTGCGGGTTCGAATCCCGCCTCGCCCACCAGTGGGGTATGGGGTAATTGGCAGCCCTCCGGGTTCTGGCCCCGGCGATCTAGGTTCGAGTCCTGGTTCCCCAGCTGCGCCCCGGTAGCTCAGCCGGCCCAGAGCAGCTGACTCGTAATCAGCAGGCCCTCCGTTCGAATCGGAGTCGGGGCTCCGTGCCTGGTGTTGATCCCGCAGGCCCCGGCCTCCGGCCGGTGTGCGGCCTCAGCTTGGGAACTGGGGCGCCAGGCACCCTTGTCCGGGTGATGGAATAGGCAGACGTGCCAGCCTGAGGCGCTGGTGCCCTTCGGGGCGTGCGGGTTCAAGTCCCGCCTCGGACACTGATGGGCGGTAGGGGAACTGGCAGACCCGGCGGGTTTTGGCCCCGCGTCTTTTCCAGGTTCGAGCCCTGGGCGCCCAGCAATGGCTGTCCCAGATACTCAGCGGCAGCCAGACAGCAGCACACGCCTTCGTAGCTCCAGCGGTAGAGCAGCTGCACGGTAAGCAGAAGGGCACCAGTTCGAATCTGGTCGAAGGCTCGTCGAGCCGGCCGGACGGCCGCGGTGTTATCTTGACATCGAGGAAAGTCCGGACTCCGGAGGGCACGGCAGTCGCTAACGGCGACCCGGGGTGACCCGCGGGATAGCGCCACAGAGAGCAGACCGCCCGGCTCCGGCCGGGTAAGGGTGAAACGGCGGTGTAAGAGACCACCAGTGCCGCGGGTGACCGCGGTAGCTAGGCAAGCCCTGCCGGGAGCAACGCCAGACAGCGACGATGGGCGGCCCGTCCGATGTCGCAGGTAGGCGGCATAGATGGATGGCCGTCCCCTCGCGACGGGGACAGAATCCGGCTTACAGGCCGGCTCGATTCCCGCCTCCGGGCGGATGTGCGGCGTAAGTCCCGGCTGGTCGCGCAGCCAGGCTGTCACATGCGGTTGTAGCTCAATCGGCAGAGCGCTTCGTTGCCAGCGAAGGGGTAGCCGGATCGTAACCGGTCAACCGCTCGGAACACCAGGCCCGAGGTAGGGGTTAGCCCGGCGACGGCCGGAGGGTCTAGCTGGCGAAAGGGCAAGATCAGCCGGCAAAGGTGCGCCACTCGGTATGCCCCCGTGGGTACAAGGCGCAGTGTAGGACCTGGTGCTTCACATGTCCGGGTGGTGAAATGGCAGACGCGCACGGGTCAGAATCGTGTGTCCCTGACGGGACGTGAGGGTTCAACTCCCTCCTCGGACACTTTGGAGGATTCGCCTAGTCAGGCTTATGGCGCCGGGTTGCTAACTCGGTTGGGCATCGTCCCTCGTGCGTTCGAATCGCACATCCTCCGCTGGCTAGATAAGGCGGCCATCAAGATCTCGCACCGGATATGGTCTTGGGCGCGTGAACGACGGGAAGCAGAACTGCTCAAGTGCGTGGCCCGGTGCAAGCCCTGCCACAAGAACAAGTCCCGTAAGCAGACATGGCGGCGCCGGTTCTGCCCTTTCGGGCACGATACGTCAATCACCGGCCGGGACAGCCAGAGCCGCTGCAAGCAGTGCAGGTTCGAGATCGAGTACCCACGCAGGAACGCACAGCGCCGTAAATAGCCTGGAGGATTCGCCTAGTCTGGCCTATGGCGCCGGTTTCGAAAACCGGTTGGGCACAGTCCCTCGTGCGTTCGAATCGCACATCCTCCGCTGCATGGAGGGCTCGCCTAGCGGTCTATGGCGCCGGTCCTGAAAACCGGTTGGGCATTGTGTCCCTCGTGAGTTCGAATCTCACGCCCTCTGCTGTAACACCTGGAGGATTCGCCTAGTGGCCTATGGCACCGTTCTGGAAAGACGGCTGGGCATCGCGTCCCTCGTGTGTTCGAATCACACATCCTCCGCGCAGTACAGGGGCGCCGGCCCAGCCGGTGACGGGGACCGTCTGATAAGCGGTTACAGCCAGGTTCAACTCCTGGGGCGCCCACCAGCGCGGTATAGCTCAGCTGGTAGAGCACCCGACTCATAATCGGTAGGCCGTGGGTTCAAGTCCCTCTACCGCGACGAAGAGCCGGTAGCTCAATGGCAGAGCAGCGGACTTTTAACCCGCGTTGTTCGGGTTCGACCCCCGGCCGGCTCACGAGCGCCAGTAACTCAACTGGACAGAGCCCCGCCTTCTAAGCGGGCGGATGCGGGTTCGAGCCCTGCCTGGCGCGCTCAGCCGTGGTAGAAGAACAGCGGGGTGGCCGCGGATCCGTGGTAGAAGAACTGCCCGCTGGCGCCGGATGACGTGCCGGTCCGCACCGCGGCGACTGCGAGCACGACGGCGATCGTGGCGAGCAGGAAGCTGATGGCGAGTAGCAGCACGCGGTTCCGGATGAGGATGCGTCGGAGAGCGGTCGCGGTCATCAGGTGTGTCCCTCCTGTGTGCGTACCGGTCACCGTACAGCGGGTTACCGCCTGGTGTCTAGATGTGACTACTCAGCGTGCATGCAGGCGGTTACAGGAGGTAATGATGGGCGCCGTAGCCCGGGGGCCGGGTCTCCGACCGCACGGCTCTTATCCAGGCTGCGGCGCCGGCTCAGGATATGCTCACACGGCCCCGTCGTCTAGACGGCCGAGGACGCCAGGCTCTCAACTTGGTAACGCCAGTTCGAATCTGGTCGGGGCTACGGTAAGGCCCCGTCGTTTAGCGGCAGGACACCGCCCTTTCAAGGCGACAGCACCGGTTCGAATCCGGTCGGGGCTACTAGGATTCTCGTAGCGGGGTGACTGGAGTTAGGTACCAGCCCGGGCTCATAACCCGGAAACACGCGGGTTCGAATCCCGCCCCCGCCACTGATCCGGTGTGGCGCAATTGGCAGCGCAGCGCCCTGTTAAGGCGAGAGCTACAGGTTCGAGTCCTGTCACCGGAGCTATGGAGGCGTAGCTCAGCTGGCCAGAGCGCCCGGTTGTCAGCCGGTGGGCCGCGGGTTCGAATCCCGTCGCTTCCGCTATTCCCTGCCCCGGGCCCGGCGCATGCGCTGCCTGCGCTCGAACGCGCCGAGCTGGAAGAAGCTCCAGAACCGGCCCTATAGGAAGCCGAGCCAGAACGCGAGCCCGGCGGCTAGGAAGACTACGGCCCACATGGCACGGATGGTAACCGGGGTAGCACGGAATGACCAGGGCGGCTAGCTCAGCCGGGAGAGCGCCTACCTGACACGTAGGAGGGCACTGGTTCGAACCCAGTGCCGCCCACTACGCGCCCATCGTCTAAAGGACAAGGGCTCCAGACTACGGATCTGGCAATGGGGGTTCGAGTCCCTCTGGGCGCACGTGAACGGCCGCGCTTAAAGACGGCCCGGTGGACCAGGTAGCGCTGCCTGGGACCTCACAGCTCGCATCCGTCAAGTGCGAGCACGGGCGTTTAGCTCAGCGGGAGAGCGCCGCGTTCACACCGCGGGACTGCGCAGGTTCGATCCCTGCATCGCCCACCATGGCGGCCGAAGCCGAACAGGCTGAGGCACTGGACTGTGGATCCAGGTAAGCGGGTTCGAGCCCCGCCGGTCGCCCCAAGGCGGAGTAACCCTAGAGGCAAGGGAGCGGTCCGTAAAACCGTCGTCTCCGACACGGCAGGTTCGAGTCCTGCGTCCGCCACCAAGTCCCCATAGCTCAGCTGGATAGAGCACCGGCCTCCGGAGCCGGGCGTGCGGGTTCGAGCCCTGCTGGGGACGCCACGGCGGGATGACCGAGTTGGCTAGGTGCGCGCCTGCAAAGCGCGACACGCGGGTTCGAGCCCCGCTTCCGCCTCAAATGGCCAGTAGCTCAGTCTGGATAGAGCCGCGGTTTCCTAAACCGTGCGGCGCGGGTTCGAGTCCCGCCTGGCCAGCTAAGGACCGGACCCGCGCCGCGGTTCCTCTAAGGGGAAGCGCTCAGGCGCCCGGTGTCGGCGGGGCCTGGTCGGTGACGGGACCCTCGGACAGCGCGAGCTGCGAGGTGGCGCCCGGGTCCACGGTGATCGTGTCGGTGCCGGTGAGCGTGCCGTCGGTGGCGGTCACGTTGGCGGTGCCGGGGGCGTTGGCCACGACCACGCAGGACAGGCCGTCTGCGGAGGGCTGCAGCGTGACGACGGCGCCGCTGCTGTCCTCGGACCAGGTGACGGTGTCGCCGGTCGTCGGGGCGCCCTTGGAGTCCTCGGGCTTCACGCTCAGGGTGACTTGCTGGGTGTCGGTCATGGTCACGGCCATGGTGCCTGCTCCTCCTGGGGCTGGTACGGAAATCGTCGGGTTGTTCTTCGCGGGATCATGCTGGTCGAACGTGACCGGGGCGGCCGTGATGACCAACTGCGTGGCCGGAGCCAGGACCCACGAGGTCCAGGCCGCGGCCGTGTCGAGCACCTGCTCGGCGTCGGTGTGCTTGCTGTCGGCCCAGAATTTCGCCGCCGCGGCCAGGGCCGCTGTGCGCACTGCGATGTAGTCCGGGGCCGAAGTCAGCTGGACGGGTTCCACGCTGGGTATATCGGCAGCCACGGGCCATCAGCCTAGACCTGGCCGGATGTGCCCCGCGGGCGAACGCGTAAACCGGCCGGGCTGGTCCCGCCGGACCCGCTGAACGGCGTGCTGGGCGCGGCCGTAGGGCTCGCCGACACCGTGCTGGGGCTCGGGCTCGGGCTCGGCGGCGGGCTGGGGCTGGCTGACTGGCTCGGCGTCGGCGGGCCGGACGAAGTCGGCACATTCGACGTCAGGCTGGGTGAGGGTGTCCCTGCGGCCGGTGAGATGGGTGGCGGGCTCGGCGGAATGCTAGGCGGCGGCGTGTATGGCGGCGGTACGATAACTGGCGGGCTGGTGGTGGTGTGGTGGTGGTGACGCGGCTGCGTGGCAGCCGGGCGCGGCGGGGCCGTGACCGGCGGGCTGGGCGGCACTGGCGCAGGCGGTGTCCCGCCGCCCCGGGTCGCGTACACGGTGAGGACCGCGCTCAGCCCGGCGAACAGCAGGAACACCAGGACCGCTACCCCCCACGGGTAGCGCCGGTACTCGGCGAGGATGTCTTTCAGCCAGTTCACCTGGGGTACATCGGCAGGGGAGGTCATCACCGGGCCACGGCCGGTGTACCACCCGGTGACGGGAAAGTACCTGGGCAGCTCAGGGCAGCAGCAGCTATCCTGAGAGGGCTTCCCGCGAAGCTCATTGGCAGAGCGCCTGGCTCTTGGGACCGGGTGGGTGCAGGTTCAGTTCCTGCCGCGGGAACGGTACCCCGGTGTGCGCCAGCGTTAGAGCGGCCTGGCTCGTCATTCCGGGTGGTCGCCGGTTAAAATCCGGCCGCCGGGGTGCTTCTCATCCTTATGCTGGGCCGGTGGCGCAGCTGCTGTTCACGTGCGCGGCGGTCGTCAACGGCTGCGAGAGCAGGCTGGAGCTGAGCGCGCCGCGCGGGTTCAGGCTGCCGGATTACCTCGGCCAGGAGGGATCGCCCGGCTACGTGGCCCGCCTGGACTGGTACCTGGTGCACGAGCTGGATCCCCGGGTCGTGGCCGAGCTGCGCGCCCGCGGCTGGCGGCTCGCCTACGGGCGCTGGGTGTGCGGGGAGCACTGATCCGATTCCACAGGGGTGACCACACCAGGCGGCGGTCAGGGCCCGTACGAGTCGCGCCTGCAGCCGCCTGGCGGCATGGGGGTCACGACCCAGGGGTTCGGGCAGGAGGGCTACGTCCTGCCCGAGCAGCAGCAGCTGCCCAAGCCGCCCCCGGAGGGCGAGAACTTCGCTGTCGGCGTCCCCTACTTCCTGCCGTTCGCGACCCCGTACCGGGACAGCTGGGAGGTCTTCCGCGACGACCCGGTGTCTATCCGCCAGCTGATCGCCATGCGCAGGCGGGACGGCCAGGCCCGGGCGCTGTACCGGCTGCTGACCAAGCCGCTGCTGGCCAGCCTCAAGAACGCCGACGTCGTGCCCATCCAGGGCACCCTCGGCGGCACCGAGGAGGCCCAGTTCTGCAAGGACCTGCTGTTCGCGCCGCCGCAGATGGGCGGCATGACGCACTCGTTCTCCCGGTTCATCAAGCAGGCCCTGCTCGCGCTGTTCAACGGCTTCTCCGCCTGGGAGCTGATCTACTGGGTGCCGAAGCTGGGACCCAATGCGGGGAAAATCACCCTCCGGGAAGTGGACTGGAGGCCATCGGAGACCCTCACGTTCCTGCTCGACGGCCAGGGTAAATTCAACGGCTTCAGGCAAAGGACGTTTTTTCAGGGGCGCACGATTGATGTCAAGATCCCCAGGGAGACCGCTATTTACTACGCGCACGAAGAGGCCGAGCGCCCCTTCTACGGCGTGTCAATGTTCGAATCGGCATACTACCATTATGACAAGAAAGAGAAATTGTATTACATTGCGCACCTGGCCGCGCAGAGAGCAGCGGTCGGATTGCGCATCGGCACCATGGTCCCGAACGCCCCGGCCTCCGACAAGGACCACTTCATCCAGGCGCTGGCCCAGCTCGGCCTGGCCCAGTACATCGCGGTGCCGTCGGCCGACTGGACGGTGCAGACGCTGAACGAGGCGGCGGCCCGCTTCGACTTTTTGGGCTTGATCAATCACCACAATTCGCAGATGTCCAAATCGGTGCTCGCGCAGTGGTTCGACAATGAGCAGGGTGGCGGTCAGGGTGACAGCACGCTCGTAGATTTCGGCAAGCAGGAGGACACGACATACTATTTGATGCTGGAAGGGATACTGGAGGAGATCACCGAGCTGATAAACGTCCATATCTTCCCCCGGTTCGTGGACTGGAATTTCGGCTCGCACCGGTACCCGACCTTCAAGTTCAGCCCGCTGACCCAGGAGCAGAAGGCGGCCGTGCAGGATACCTTCGACAAGCTGGCGGCGGCGGGAATGCAGGCCAACGTCACGCCCGAGTTCATGCTGGACCTGGAGCAGCAGATGGCGGTCAACTTCGGGTTCGACATCGACTACGACAAGATCAAGCGCGACCGCGAGCGGCAGGCCCGGATGATGGCGCAGCAGGGCCCGCCGCAGCCGGCGCCGCCGGGGGCCGGGCAGGGCGCTCAGCCGGGCGGGGCGCAGCCTCCGGGGCCGCCTCCCCCGGGGCCGTTCCCGCCGCCGGGCTTCGCTCCGCCGGAGACGGCGCCGGGCGGGCCCGGCTTGGGTGGCGGGCGCGGCCCCGGGCCGCCGCAGCTGCAGGGACGGGGCGCGTGAGCGCCGAGGACGAGCTGGCCGCGCTGGCCCGATCGCTCGTCCAGGAGATCTCGGTCGCCCGGGCCATGGCGCTGGCCTGGGGCGTAGAAGGAGATGTCACGGGCCTGGCCCGTGGCGGGGAGCCCCGGACTGGAAGGCCTGGCGGGAACGTGCCGGGGCCGGCGGGAGAGGCGGGCAGCCCCGCGGTGAGGCCACCGCCCTGGCAGCCGGTGCCCCCGAGGCGCGGCGCCGGGGCGGTGCATCCGCAGCTGGGCCACCACCTGTACCGGCACCCGGGCGACACCATCAGCTACCACGCCTACCGGCACCTGGTCGAGCCGTCCGATCCGGTCCCGGTAGTGCCCGCCGCGCGGTCGGAGCCAGCCGATTCCGCAGGCCGTGGCGGAGTCCGAGCTGGGAGCGCAGGTCGCCGAGGCGGTCAGCGCGGCGCTGGGGTCCGCCGCCGCTTACCTGTCCCTGGTCACCCAGACCAACCCGCTCGGCTCCGCCAGCCAGCTGCTGGCCCGGCCTGACGTCGGCGCGGTCCTGACCGAAGCCCTGGACGAGGCGCGGGCCGCGGCCGGGGATGCCGTCCGGCAGGGCTGGTACGCGCAGGTCCCGGCGCTGGCCGGCGAGCCCGCGCAGCTGGACCGGCTGCTGGACGACATCGGGCGCGTATTCGGGAATGTAGGCCACCTGCACGCGGTGATCCGGCGTGCGCACGCCTCGGTCCCGCCGCGGCCGTTCGTCCCGGGCGTGTCCGAGCCCGGGACCGCCCCGGTCATGCAGGCCTCGGCCGAGCGTGCCGAGGCGGTCCGCTGGGCGCTGCTGGACTGGAGCCGCCAGGCGGCCCTGAGGGCCCGCATGACGGTCTCGACCGCGGAGGGCGCTGCCCGGACGCTGGCCGTGCTGCAGGCCGCTCGCGGCCTGCGTGATCGCGGGGAGCTGGTGCTGAAGCGGTGGCGGGCGCACGTGGAATACGAGTCATGCTGCTTCTGGTGCCGCCGCCTGGACGGGGTGACCATCGGCCTGCGCGACTCGTTCGCCCCGCACCTGGGCGGCCCGGCCCGGATGCCGCAGGCCGTCCCCCGCCACGTCCGGACCCTGGCGGGGGAGCGGAAATTCGGCCGGCCCGCCGGCGCGCGGATCCTCTATACCCAGCCGCCCCGGCTGTACCATGGGGACCTGCAGGGACCGCTCCTGCACCCGTTCTGCCGGTGCTGGCTGGAAATTGCGCGGAGAGGAGGCGGCCAGGAGCAGCGCCGGGCGGCTCGGCCGCCGGCCGGTTTCCTGAGTGCGTCGGAGGTACGCGCGGTACCCGAGGACAGGTACCAGGCTGATATGGCATTCCTGCAGGCTGCCATGCACGAGCTTAACCTGGTACTGAGGAGGCTCGCGGAGGGAATGTGACGTCCGGGAAGGGGGTGCTGGTGGTCACGCGGCGCTGGTTCGCGGACAGCTCGGTGTCCTACGCGCTGGCCGCCATCCGCCTCATCGAGTACGCGCGCGCGCACAAGGAGCAGCACTTCGAGTTCGGCCCGATGGACGCCGAGGCCATGCGGGAGTCCGGGCTGACCGTCTCCGGCCCTGACCTGGACGGCATCGCTGAGCTGCTGGACGGCATCCCCGGCCTGGTCGAGCAGAACATCAACGGAGGCGAGGCCCCGGTCCCGATTACCTGAGCGTGTCCGGGTGGGTGGTCCGCAGCGAGCCGGACGACCTCGCTCTGGCGCAGGTCCGCGGGTACCGGCGCATGGAACGGGGACGCCCCGAGGTGGTCCGGCCCTACACCACCAGGCGGTGGTGGATCCCCCACCCGGACTGGCTGAAGGGCCAGCAGCGGTGGATCACCGCGGGCGAGGCCGCCTGGCGCGAGCGCGGGGCGGCGGCCGAGGCCGCCGAGGACCTGCGGGACGAGAAGCTGGAGGGCGACGAGAACGGCGAGGTGGAGCGGCCCGGCGGCGGCCGGGCGCCCATCGCGCGCGAGGAGCGGCCCGAGGCCGAGGGCACGGTCGGGCAGGGCACCATGTGGGAGCGGCCGGTGCACGGCTATGCCCGGCCGAACCCCGAGCGGCTGACCCGGGAGAAGGCCAAGGGCAATGCCTACGCCCGGCCCGAGGACCACCCGTTCTTCCGGAAGCACTCCGTTGCCGGGGCCAAGGAGAACATCAAGGCCGCCTTCCGCGATACCACCCCGGCGGAGAAGTACGAGGGCCGCCGCTGGTACCCGGACATGGCCCGGCTGGCCTGGGCGCTGGGCGGCGGCGATGCCCGGCACGGTGCCACCCAGCTGTCCGCCTACTCCCCCCAGGTCAGCTGGCCGCTGAACATGTTCCGGGCGGCCCGTGCGCTGGCCGAGGGCCGCCCGCTGGGCAAGGGCGAGGGCGGCGTCATGCCCGTGCACACCCAGATGTCTGCGGCCGGGTTCGCCGGCAAGGGCTTCGACGAGGTGTTCAACGGGCCGAAGACCAACGCGTTCGCCCGGCTCGGCGAGACCGGCCTGGACCATCCCAGTGATCCCATCGGCCGGGTGGTGGTCGACCGGCACGGCCTGAATGCCGCGCTGGGCGGCACGCTGAGCGATGAGGAGCTGAAGCTCGCCCCCATCGGGGATTACGTGTTCCACGAGTACGTCGCCGACCAGTACCGCGAGGCAGCGGCCGACCTGTCCCAGGAGACCGGGCAGGAAATCAGCCCGTCCGAGCTGCAGGCCATCGTCTGGCTGCGGCAGCAGCGGCTGAACGAGTCGGCCACCCGGGCTGCCGCGGCGGCCGGGGAGCGCAAGGCCAAGGGCGCCATGGGGCTGTACACCGCGATGCGGAATCACTGGCAGCGGTGGGAGACCTACTCCCGCGAGCACGGCATCCGCACCGAGCTGGGCACGACCTCGCTGGCCCCCAAGCCCATCACCGCGGCCGAGGCCCGCGGCGACAGCCCGCCCGTCTCGGCCGCGGAGTGGTTCGACACCGCCACCCGCGGCCGGGACATGATTGGCGCGATGCTGGACAACTCCAGCCCGCCGACCGGGCTGACCGAGAACTGGGATGCGCTCGAACAGCAGGCCTGGCAGGAGGTCCAGCAGTCCTGGGGCGGCATGACCATCGACGCGCACACCGGTATCCCGCTGGCCGGCGACGAGAACCTGTACGCGGTCACCGCCAAGCTGCCGTTCGGCTACCAGACCGTGGAAATCCCGGAGACCGCCACCGAGGCCCAGTTCAAGAGGGCCATGGACCGGGCGCTGAAGGACTTCGGCCCGCTGCTTGCCGCGAAGGGCTACCACCTGGGCATCTTCCATGACGACGAGAAGGGCACCATCGAGTTCGACCCGGTGGTGGTGACGCCCAGCCTGGAGGACTCCCGGGCCCTGGGCGCATATTCTCATAATATTGGTGGCGCCTACAACTTCGCCGACGGTAATGGATATTTTCCACCACATATTCGAGAAGAACCGCCGCCTGCGTCTTCGCCTGTTCCGCCATCCGCGTCTCCGCCAGGGTCGTCGTCTGCGCGCGGAGCATCGCCTGGCCCGTAGTACTAGGCATGCCACGTGTTAGCACTGAGGGACGTGTCTTGAGGCTGCTGCCTGAGCTATACTGGGGTCAAGGAGGAGCCATGGCAGACGGGAATGCGCCGGAGCGGGGGGCCGCCGGGCAGCCGGTGAAGTTCAAGGGCACCGGGCACTGGCATGCCGAGGCCCGCAAGGCAAACGAGCAGGAGGACAACGTCTTCATCCAGTTGCACGACGCGGCCCGGATGCTCCAGGACCGGCACGAGGACCAGGCGGCCCAGCTCGTGCTGCAGGCGTTCAACTGCCTGCGGGACAGCCAGTTCGAGGAGGCCGGCGAGGCGCTGCGCGCGGCAGCCCGGTCCGCCGATGCCAGGAACCCGGCGTACGCGCAGGGCCTGCGGCTCATGGCCGAGAAGCTGCCCGAGGACAACAGCCCGGCTCAGCCGTCACGGCCGCGCCGGGGCGGCGAGGACACCGGCAGCCTGCCGGCGCTCGACTCGGAGTAGCCGCTTAGCAGGTCGATTATGCCCGCATGGGCGATGACCTGCGCTACATCATCCCGTCCCCGGCTGACGCGCCGTTCAGCCTGGTTGAGGACGTCCCGGTCGAGCTGGCCCGCAGCCGCAAGGTCACCGGCAGGCTCTTCGAGAAGCACATCCTGAACAAGGGTCCGCTGATCCACCCCAAGACCGGGGCGCGCATCGACATCGACGATGCCTTCGTCTCCGCGCTGGAGCGCAATTTTGCCTCGGGCGTGTGCGACATCGTCCAGGTGCCTCTCGCGAACGACCAGAACGAGCACGTGGAGAGCCCGGGCGCGAATCTCGGCGAGGTGGTCGGCATCCAGCACCGCGGCGGCAAGGTCTACGCGCTCATCGACGCGCGCCAGGACGCGGACAGGTTCGGCAAGACCTACCTGGGCGCGAGCGCCTTCCTGTCCACCAACTACACCGACACCGCGACCGGCCAGAAGGTCGGCCCGGCCCTGCTTCACGTGGCGGTCACCAACCGGCCATACGTCACTGGCCTGGACGACTACAAGGAAGTCCTGGCCGCTTCGGACGATAGTGCAGGCGAGGTCGTCGTGCTGACTGCAGCGGAGGAGCCCGTGCCACTGACGAGGGAAGAGCTGCTCGCCGCTCTGAAGAGCGAGCACGGCATCGACGTCGCGGAGCTGCAGCTGGCCGCCGCCCGCCCGGGCCCGGACCCGGCGGCGCTGTCCACCGCGGTAGTCGAGGCGCTGCGGTCCTCCGGGGTGGTCCAGCTGGCCGCGCCGGACGAGCAGGTCAGCCAGGATGACGTGGTGGCCGCCGTGCTGGAGCTGGCCCGCTCCAACACGGCGCGGGACGCCACCATCGCCGACCTGCGCCGCCGCGAGGCCGAGCACGAGGTCGACGGCTACATCCAGGCTGGGCGGGTGCTGCCCAAGCAGCGGGACGCGTACGTCACGCTCGCCCTGTCCGACCGGGACATGCTGACCGCCCTGCTGCCCGAGGAGCCGGTGGTCAAGCTGAACAACCAGGAGGGCCTCAGCGGGCCGGACGGGGACCAGCGCCAGGAGCAGGACATCGACACCGAGGTGGCGCGGCTCACCGCTGCGCACTCCCAGTTCTTCTCGCCCAACGGCACCAAGACCAGGTAGACGGGGAGGCGACCTAGATGCCAGCCAGCGACAGCGTGGAGTTCGACTACCCGGCCCAGTACCAGAAGCCGACTCATGAGCAGGGCGCACCCTACGGTGACGAGTTCCATGCCGAAGCGGTCGCCGAGCTGCTCCTGTCCATGGCCGGCTACACCCAGCGGGGCGTCACCTTGGCCGCGGGCCAGGGCGTGCTGCCCACCGGCTGCGTGGTGGCCAGGCACACGGCCAGCGGCAAGTACTTCGCCTACCAGGCCGCCGCCACCGACGGGCGGGGCGTGGCCATGGGCGTGCTGCGCGATGCGCGGGACACGGGCGGCCCGGGCGCGGCCTCGGTGGCCGCGTACAACTCCAACACCAACAGCGTGAACCCGGACGGTATTACGCTGGCCGGCGGCACGGTCGTGTTCCCGGCCAGCCCGGCGGGCAAGGTGGCCAACGACGCGCTCGGCAACATGGTCATCCGCGGCATCCTGAACGGAAACATCGTGTCTGGCACCGAGACCACCAACGTGGTCGGCAACGGCCTCGGATCCGGGGCAGGCCAGATCCTGGCCCAGCTGGGCGCGCGGTACGTGCCGTACGGCGGTTCGGTCGCCGCGCAGGGCCCGGCGCCGTTCCCCGGCGGCCCGATGGACGGCCAGCTCCCGGCCACCGCGCCTGGGGTGAACGCGTTCGTGTTCTGAAGCAATTCAGAAGTAACTTTCAGGTTTGTTGTGCGTAGCGCCTGCTGGGCCCGATAGGGCAGGTATGCCCCGTTCACTGATGATCCGTGTCGCCGCGGTCTTGGGCGCAATCGTCGCCGCGCTGGCCATTGGCGGCACCGCCCTGGCGGCCAGCACTCATGCGGCTGGCCCGGCCGACACCAGTTCGCCGACCCCCACCGTGACCGTGACCGTGACCCCGGCGGCAACCGTGACCCCGGCGGCAACCGTGACCCCGACGCCCACCGTGACTGTTAGCCCGAGCAGCACGCCCGCGGTGACGTCCCCGGCCGCCCCCACTGCGCCGCCGTCGGCGAGCCCGTTTTCCGGCTGCCGGCTGGCGACTACCGCCGAGTCCACTTACTCGGTGGTCCTGCACCGGACCGTGGTCATCCACGTGCCGTCCATCATCTGTGTCAGTCTCCGGAATCACGTGTCCGTGTACATCCTGAGCTGATTCGGCTCGTGAGGGGGAAGCCACCTGAGAGGAAACCGCTCATGACCGCTGATATGTCCCGCCGCACCCTGCTGCGCCTGGGCCTGGTGGGCGCGCCCGCTGCCGTCGTCTTGCTGAAGGGCGGCGGCCGGGCGCTGGCCAGCCCGGCGTCCGCTTCAATGGCGCTCGACCCGACCCGGGCCGTCTCGGTGCCCGGCCAGGACCCGTCCGGCGCCATGTTCGGCCGGATGTTCCCCAAGCTGACCGGGTTCGTCCCGAACGGCGACCCGGCCACCGCGCTGGCCGCGCTGGCGGATGCCATGCTCCAGCCCGGCGGCAAGTTTGACACCACGTTCGGTGCCGCCCGCACCTACGCCCTCCAGATCCTCGACCACGACGTGACCCTGGACGTGCAGCCGCAGCCCACCGCCGCGTTCTCCTTCAAGGCCAAGTCGGCGCGTGACCCGCTGCTAGATCCGGACGGCAACCCGGTCCTGGACTACGAGACCAAGAAGGTCGACTTGTCCATGATCTACGGCGGCGGCCCGAGCGTGTCGCCCGAGCTGTACCAGGCCGACAAGCTGCACTTCATCGTCGGCCCCAACGTCAACGGCGTCGTCGACCTCCCCCGCCGCGCGGACGGCTCGGCGATCGTGGTCGAGACCCGCGACGACGAGAACGAGATCATCTCGCAATTGCATGTCTCGTTGCTGCTGTTCCATAACGCCGTGGTCGACCAGCTCAAGATCAAGCACTTCGCCAAGGCCCAGAAGACAGTCATCCACTACTGGCAGTGGCTCATCCTGCATGACCTGATGCCGACATTCTTCGGCCAGCAGACCATCACCGACATGCTGGACGGCAAAGGCCGGGTCTACGACCCCGGCGCCGACGTGACCAAGCCCGTCATGCCGATCGAGTTCTCGGTCGGCGCGTACAGGTTCGGTCACTTCTTGGTCAGGAACGCCTACGCGCCCAACCCGGTGATCTCCCCGAACTCCGACAGCCGGAACAACCTGTTCACGGGCGTGGCCGGGGCCACCGGCACGGCCGGAGGAGGCGGCGTGCCGAACAAGTCCGCGGGTGACCTGCACGGCGGGTATCCGCTGACGCTCGACCACCAGATTGACTGGCGGCAGTGGCACGAGGCGCTGTATGACCCCTCGGTGCCCGGCCTGGCGCTCCAGGTCCTCAAGCAGCCCGGCGCCGATGGCCTGCACATGGTCGCGCAGTCGCTGTTCGGCCAGCCGCCCGGCGCGGCGCTGCTCGGCACCGGGGCGGGCCTGCCGATCGGCGGCCCGAGCGGCGCGCAGCCGTCCGGGTCCAACTCGCTGATGTTCCGCGACTTCATCCGCGCGTTCTTCTACCAGATGCCCTCCGGGCAGGACGTGGCCAGGGCCTACGGGCTGACCCCAATTGCGCCCGGCACGGCGATCGACCCGACCGTCATCCCCGGCTTCGAGGACGGCACGCCGCTGCTGTTCTACGTCGGCTACGAGGCGTTCCTGCAGAACCAGGGCGTCACCACGGTGGACAATTTCGACGGCACCGGCACGGCCGGCAACAACACCCAGGCGATGCTCGGCCCCGTGGGGGCCAGGATCTGCACTGATGTGCTGCTGCGCCTTCTCCAGGTCGACAAGGGCGGTGCCATCGCCAGCAACTTCAAGCCAGCGGCGCCGATTGCCGCGGCGGACGGGTCGTTCGGCCTGGCGGACCTGCTGAGGTTCGCCGGGGTGGTCCCGTCCGGCAGCAGCCCGGCCCCTGCCCTCGGCCAGAACGCCGGCCCGCAGTCCTGATCGCATCCCGGCCGCGGCACTTGTCCGCGCGAGACCCCCGGCGTCGCAGCGCCGGGGGCTCTCGCGTGCCCGGGTCGATAAGACCGGGTAACCGCGATCATGCGGCCAGGCCAGCCAGGTGGCTCCCCCGGGGGGGCGGCGCAGGCCGGGCACCGGGCAGGTGCCGCTGCCTCCGTAGCGGAAAGCACCTGAAAGGGAGCCGGCAAATGCCAGACATCAGCCTCCTTGAGCCCGTGGTCCTGCGCGGAGTCGTGGAGAAGTTCGTCACGCCGGAAACGCTCGTGCTCATGAACAGGCTGGATCAGACTCCCTGGCCTTTCCCGTCCGCGACATGGGATGTGGTAAAGGGCTCGCGTGCGGTCGCTAAGCCTAACGTCCCCAATTCGGAAGCGCACATAATTTCCCGTCTCGGCCGCTCGCAAGAGTCGGCTGCATTCATTTATCTTCGCGAGAAGAAAGTGTTCGAGCCGACCACCCTTCACTGGCTCCGGGTGCCCGGGGAAATCGCGCGGGTAAACGCCGAGCAGGCAGTCCTCCGCGAGATCAATGACCTCAATATGAGGTTCGACAATTTTGCGGAATGGAGCTGCTGGCAGGCCCTCGGCGGCGGTATCAATTACAACTACGCGGACATCCAGGCGGTCGTGGACTACAAGTTCCCCGCCTCGCATTTCGTCACCCCGGCCACGCCGTGGGTCAACAACCCCTCGCTGGTCTACTACACGACCGGCGGCACGGGCACCGGCTCGCCGAGCAACCCGCTCACGCTGGGCCAGGCGGGCACGCGGCTGAACGCCGGGACCGGTACGATAACGTACGCCAACCCGGTGTCCATCCTGGAGGACGTCCGCTCCTGGAAGCGGGTCGTGCAAATCCACGGGCGCGTCCCGGCCAAGGAAGTATTCGCGACCTCGGTGACAATGGCGGCCCTCATGGAAGCCTGGACCCAGGCTACCTCCGGCGCCACGGTCAATATCCCGGCGACCATGCTCTCAGATCGTATGAAGGACGAGTTTTATAGCACGGGCATAATGTCCGGCTTTATGGGGCTCGTATGGAACACAGTGGAGCAGGTCTTCGAGTCGGACCTCGGCAATATCAGCTTTTTTGTCCCCGATGGACAGATGTATTTGGGCAACTACACCGACCAGCGGCCTATCGAGCTGCTAATCGGCCCGACCGCCGATGATGAAGCGCCCGATGGATTTACTGGAAAGTACGCGAAAACCTGGAAGGAAAAAGATCCGTCGGCCAGGCAGTACCTTCTGGAATGGCATCTTCTGCCTATTGTGACCAGGCCTGAGCAGATGCTCGTGGCCACCGGCATCATCGGCACCGGAGCGACCGCGGCCCCGGCCGGGTACTGGGCTGGCGCGGTGGGCAACGCCCCGGGCGGCGGCACCATCGACTAGCCTGGCGGCATCGCTCTGCTAGCCGTCACTGTCGCGTTCACGGTCAGCGGGCAACGGCAGGACTACCTGCGCGCGGCCCTGGAGTCCTGGGCCCGGGTCCGCGGTGCAGACGACGCCTACCTGCTGTTCTGCATCGAGCCGGACCCGTCGTTCCCGGTGGCGGACTTCGAGGCCTGGGCGGAGCGGTCCTTCCGGCACGCGCACTGCTCGGTCAACCGCGAGCGCCTCGGCGTGGTGGCCAACACGCGCCGGGCCCTGGATCTCGCCTTCCGCAGCAGCGCCCCGTTCGCGGTGCTGGCCGAGGAGGACGTCGTGGTGTCCGCCGACGTGCTGGAGTACTTCAGCTGGGCTGCGGCGACCTATGCGGCGGACCCGGACATCATGATCGCCTGCGCGCACGTGCTGTCCAGCCGGGATGCCCGGGCGGGTGCCGTCGTGCGGCTGCCGTGGTTCAGCCCGCTGACCTGGGGCACCTGGAAGGTCTGCTGGGAGGAGTTCATCGAGCCCGGCTGGGGGGTGCCGGAGGGCAACGCGCTCGGCTGGGACGCCCAGCTGCGCATCCGGCTCGGCGAGGCGGGCGTGCGGTGCCTGTTCCCGCTGCGGTCCCGTGCGCTGCACATCGGCGAGGTCAGCGCGCTGTACCGCTCCGAGCTGTCCGCGCACATGTACCCGTCGACCCGCAGCAGCTGCTATCAGGAGGACTACCCGCCGCAGCGCTGGCATGAGGTCGCTGCCGGGGACGTGGACATCGTGGTGTAGGGCGGCCGATTCCCCGGGCGTGGCAGGACTGAGCGGAAAGCAGGTTATCGTCGACCCGGCCGCCGCGGCCGGGCAGCTGGTGCCGGACGGCCCGGCGGAAGAGCCGGGCCTGCCCGGCCCGGTGTGCGCGCTGGGCCACCAGAACGTGACCGGGGCCCGGTTCTGCGCGAGCTGCGGCCTGGACATGACCGCGCAGGCCCCGGACGCGGTCCGGGCCGAGGGGGTCCGGCCGCGGCCCGCGGCGCAGCTGAGCCCGGAGGAGCTGGCCGAGCGGGATAAGGCGCATGCCGCCGCGGTCGCCGAGACGGCCCGCTTCGAGGCCCAGCCGCAGGCCTGGCAGCCGACCGAGGGCAGGGCCGTGCTCATCCACTTCATCGACGACGGGCTGACCGCGTTCGGCCAGGTGTGGTACCGCGGCCAGGAGCTGGAGATCGGCCCGGATCACCCGCGCTGGGAGGAGGCCCGGGGCTGGATCCTGCTGAACCGGGCGCAGCAGGCCGAGCGGTGGGGCCGGCAGTTCTTCGAGCACGGGCCGTGGCCAGGGCGCCGCTCCTACACCGAGGAGCAGGGCGGCTTCCAGCAGCTGTCCGGCACCGACCACGCCGGCAACCCGGTGACCATCGCCGGGCCGGGCGAGGAGGCGCTGCGGCAGGCCGACGCGGCGGAGGCGAGGCGGGCCCGCGGCGTGCCCGCCCCGGCGTTCCGGTGAGCCTCCCGGCCGGCATCACCACCATCACCGTCACCGGCCAGCACGTGCTGGACATGGGTGGCGAGCCACTGAACGGGTTCTTCGTCTTCACCCCGTCCGGCCCGGTCAGCGACCCGGCCGCGGCCACGCTGCTGGAGGGCTCGGCGACCGGCGAGGTGATCGCCGGGGTGATGACGCCGCTGGTCATCCCGACGACTGACTCGGTGAGCCCGGCGTTCACCTACACCATCACGACCAGGCTGGCCGTCCCGGACGCCACCGCGCCGCCCCCGGTGACCGGGGTACCCATCCCGGCCAGCCTCGGCGCCACCGTCGACATCAGCACGCTGCTGTAGTGGACGTCCAGGTCACCGACCACGGCGGCCACCTGACCCTGGAGCTGCGGGAGCATCCGGCGATCTACCGGATCGGGCTCACCGAGCACGGGCTGCGCGACATCGAGTTCGCGCTAGCCCAGCGCCGGGCCGTGACCCGGCGGTGCACCGAGACGCGCGGCGAGCACAGCTGCGCCCTGGCGCCGGGCCATGGCGGGGCTCAGCATCTCTGCCGGGCATGCACCGTATGGTGGCCCCGCTCGTAGTGGCCGATGTTCTCCTCACCGGGGAGGGTGGCTCTACGCCCCCGCCTCCGGGGCCTTGAAGGCGAGGGCCGCATCACGGAGTCCGATCCCTGCTATGTGGCCTCTGACCCGAGTCCGGCCCCCTGAGGCGGAAACCGGGCTGCGCGCAGCCCTCCCCGGCCGATGTACCAGGTATGTGGCCGCTGCCCACCCTCGCCGAGCTGGCCGAGTACACCGGCCGGGCCGAGGTCAGCTACACCACGTACGTGAACAGCGCGCTGCTGCAGGCCACCATCATGTTCACCACGCTGACCGAGCTGGGCGTGGCTGACTACGGCGCGATGAACCCGGACGACCAGACCCTGGCCAACTCCGGCATCATGGCCATGGCCGACTACCTGTACCTGCGCTGGCCCTACCAGCAGGTCCTCGCCAACCCGCTGATGAGCGAGACGGTCGGGTCCTACAGCTACTCCAAGCCCATCCAGGAGATGGCCCGCAACGCCCAGGCGCTGGAAGTCACCGCTGAGCGCACCGGGGTCGACATGTTCGACCTGGCCGTCCGGTTCCTGGCCAGGCGGACCCGGGCCAACGGCGTCTTCTACGGGCAGATCACGGGGTTCGAGCGGTACAGCGAGCGCTACGACGGCGTGGGCATCGTGTGGGACAAGCGCGAGCAGCGGATGGTGATGGCCGGGCCGAGCGACCGGGACCAGATCGACTGGCAGATGTTCGACATCAACGCGCAAATCTTCCCCTCCGATCCTGGTCTCTAGCATAATGGCTGCTACACTGTCTTTATGCCGAAGACAGGAAGACCTCCTACCCTAAACTTCGAAGTCGGCCAGCGTATTGGCCGCGGTGTGGTGCTGGACCCTCAGATCAGGGTCACAGGCGGCAAGCGCGGGGCCTTGCTCCGCTGTGACTGCGGCAGCAACTACGAGGCCGCGCTGCTGTCTCTGGTGGAGCGCAGAGGCCGGATCAACACCACGTCCTGTGGCTGCGCGCGGCGGGAGCAGTCTGCGCGCATCGGCCGGGAGACCATCAAGGTTGCCAAGGCAGCCTGGGTCGCTAAGCAGCCAGGCTACGGGCTATCCGGGCATCCCCTCTACGCGGTCTGGCACAACATGTTGAGCCGGTGCGAGAACCCGGATAATGTCCGGTGGGAGCACTACGGTGGCCGGGGGATCGAGGTCTGTGACCGCTGGCACGACCTGCGCCAGTTCATCGAGGATGTCGAGACGGAAATAGGGCCGCATCCCGGGCGTGGCTGGAGCCTTGACCGCCGGGACGGAAACGGCAATTACGAGCCAGGCAAGGTGCGCTGGGCGACGTACTCACAGCAGAACCGCAATAAGGATCGGCGGGATGGCCGTTCCAAGGGCGTGAGCAAGATCAAGGACCTGCGCTACGGGGAGGGGCGCACCGGCTGGGTCGCGCGTATTCACCTCGGGACCTTCCTCACCGAGGATGAGGCTGCCGGGGTCTACCAGCGGGCGGTCGCCGTACTAGAGCGCGAGGGAATCCTGACGTGACCCGTCGCATCCTGATCACCTGCTCCCGCAGCTGGAACGACTGGGCGCTGGCCTGCCGAGTGCTCGGCCGGGCGCACGAGCTGGCCCCGGACGCCGTCCTGGTCTCCGGGCATGCCCGGAAGGGCGACCAGGACCTGGAGCGCATCTGGAAGGACCTGGGCGGCCAGGTCGAGCCGCACCCGGTCAGGAACTGGTACCGGGACGGCCGGTTCAACCCGCGGGCCGGCTTCGAGCGCAGCGAGGCCATGGCTGATCTCGGTGCCACCGCGTGCCTGGCCTTCATCGGGCCGTGCGAGAAGGAGGATTGCCCGCTGCACGGCTCGCACGGCTCGCACGGCGCGGTGCACTGCGCCGACTATGCCGAGAAGCGCTGCGGCATCCCGACCCGGCGGTTCACCGACCCGATTCTCCGGGCGTGATGGCTGCGCTGCGCTACCTGCTGCTCGGCCTGCTGGTAGCTGCCGTGGTCATCGACGCGGACGGCAAGCTGCACGCGGGCTATGTCCTGCTCGGCGCGGCCGGGGCGGTCCTGGTCTACGTGGCCTGGCGGATGCTGCGCAACCGTCCGGTCAGGAGCATGATCGCCCGGCTGGAGTCTGACCCGGACACCCAGTACAGCGTGCACCGCTGGGGCGTGCTGTACTGGCTCATCAATTTCCCCATTGTGGCCTGGCTGTTCTTCTTCCATCGCAGCTTCTGGGAGACTGTGGGCATCTTCATCACGCTCGTCTACTCGGTGTACGCCAATCTGGCGACAGATTACGGAGCCATGAGCGCGGCCCTGGCCGCCAAGGGCGTCCAGCCGCCGCCGGAAATCCCGCTGGAGGAGCGGTGAGCAGCCCGTATGTCCCGTTCGCGCCGGGCCAGGCGGGGCTGGCAGCGTTCTACACCTCCACCGTGCAGGTGCTGCGGCTCAACGAGACCCTGCAGGCAGGCGGGGGCATGACCATGTCCTGGCAGCGGGTCACTGCCATCGTCGACCCGCTGCTGGACCAGCCCGGGCTGATGAGGTGCCGGATCGACCTGACCTTCCTGCGGCCCGGCAAGGACGCCCCGCCCGCCTACGTGGCCGGCCGGGCGCCGGACCGGGTGGGGGTGTGCTACTTCGGCGTGACCGCCGACGCGAACGGGGTGCCGCTGGTGCTGGCCGCGGACCGGCTGCAGTGCGTGGTCGGGCCCATCTTCGGCACCTTCGAGATCCGCCAGATCCCCGACGTCGCCCAGGACCTGGTCGGCGCCAGCCACTGCGAGGTCCAGGTCATCGAGGTCAGCCAGCAGCTGCAGCCGGGCAGCCCCACCCCGTTCCCCGGTAGTCCGCCATGACCGTAGTAATGCTCATGGGCCGGGTGTATGGACAGGTCGGGGACGACCACGCACCCGGCCCAGGGTCATCCTGATGGGCGTCGTCTTCTGGGTCGACCTGAATGGCGCCGGCGACGAGCTGTCCCGGCTGGCCCGCGGCCCGGGAGCGGCGACCGTCGGGCGGTGGGAGAGCGCGCTGCTGGCCTGCTACGCGGTCAGCGAGGCCCGGGTGCACGTGATCACCGGGGGGCTGAAGGGCTCCGGTCACCCGGAATCCGACTTCGGCTTCGGGACCTGGCGCGGCGAGGTGAGCTACGTCCGCGACCCCGGCATCTTCGAGCTGGCCCGCGGGCAGGCGCCTACTCCGAAGACCACGCCGCATCATCATCCCGAGGGGATGCACTACTTCTTTGACCCCGGCGGCCCTGAGTTCGAGCACGAGGTCCGGCAGGCCCTGTGGGACTGGGTTACCGACGGTAAGGGCGGCGACGCGCCCAGCGGCGGCCTGGGGCCCTACAGTGGCGGATCTTAGCGCGCCGGGCCCTGGCCGATGAAGCAGGGCCCGGCGCTACCCGTTTCGCGGAGAGTGTCTCGGCGCGCCCGGACCGGCGTTAACCGGCGCCGGCAGCCTGGCGCAGCGGAGGGGTGCTCTGAGCGGCCTCCCACGTTACCGGCCGGCCGGGCCGCTTGTCCCGATATTGGCGGGCATGGACGACGTGGCGAGCGGCGCGGTCAAGTTCCTGGCCGGGTTCCCCGACGTCACCTCGCTGCTCGGCGCGTTCCCGGCCGGCGACCTCAACCAGGCCAACGCCGGGCGGCCGTGGCTGTTTGCCGACACCAACACCGGGGTGTTCAAGACCATGGAGGGCAGCTCGGCCTCCGCCATCGTGTGCGCCGACTTCGGCGGCTGGTCGGTGCCCGAGGTGCTCGGCACGCTGCGGTTCCGGCGGCTGCGCCTGGACGTGTGGACCGACCCGCTGCGCGATGCCTCGCGCAACCTGACCGAATCGTCCTCGCTGACCACCAACCGGGGCCTGGCCGTGTTCGCCGCCGCCCAGTTCCGCCTGCAGCGTACGGACCCGGACGCCCTGCTGTGGGGGGACCTGGTGACCGTCGACTGCCACCTGCTCACCGACATCCAGTTCATCCCGGTGCCGGACGGCGACGGGCTGCTGCGGGGCACCGCGTATTACGGGGTGGGCACTGCGGGCTGGACCGATGCGGCAGAATAGGGAATCCCGCGCGCCGGAGGGGATGGGGGATTCGCCGTGCCTGCTGACCGCCCGCTGAAGGTCATCGTCAAGAGCCCGTTTAGCGAGTTCTCTGGGTACGGCACTGACGGCTGGGGCCTCATCCGGGGGCTGGACCGCTGGGGCTGCGAGGTGTACCCGCAGCCCACCTGGCTCGATGTGCCCATCCCCCGGGACCTTGTGCACCTGTTCACGCGCGAGCTGAAGCCGCCGTTCGACTTGCTGATCAATCACTGGGATCCCGCTCACCTGTACATCACCAGGGAGGCGCGCCTGGCTACCAGGGTGGCGGTCGCCTGGTGCGTATCACAGAACGTGGAAATCTTCACCAGGCGAGGCTGGCTCTGGCATGAGGAGATCGAGGCCAGTGACCAGGCACTCGGGATCAATCCGGCGACCGGCTTGTCTGAATGGCAGGACATCCGGGATGTTTACCGGTCGGGCGATGCGTGCCACGAGATGGTGCGCCTGAAGGCGCCCGGGCACGAGTCGCTGACTAACCCGTCGCACCGTTGGCTCATCCGGGACGCGGCGCAGCACCTGGCCTGGCGGACGTCGGCGGCCTTGAAGGCGGGTGACCAGATCATCCGCAGCGTGCCGTGCGCTCAGCTGCCGCAAGAGTCCAAGTACACGGATGCGTTCGTTGAGCTGGTCGCCTGGACCTACACCGAGGGATGGCTGGAGCGCGGGAAGTCTGTCCGCATCGGGCAGAATGAGCGCGTCAACCCGTCCAAGACGCAGCGCATCCGCGCGGCGCTGCTGGCTCTGTGCGGACCGGCTCAGCCGAACGGGAAGCCCGAGGCATGCGACTTGTGCGGTAGCACTAAGCCAGACAGCCTCGGCCGGGTCACCCGGGCGCGCGGGCTGTGCCACACCTGCTACATGCGTGAATCCGGTCGGGGCGCTCTCGGGCAGCGGGCTGGGTATCAGACCTGGACCGAGGCGCCACCTAAGCCGGACGGGATGATCATCTTCAATATCTCTCGCCCGGTGTCTCAGGAGGTCCTTGCCGCCTGCCCGGGCAAAGTGCCGTCGATGAGGTTCCTGCTGTCGCTTACGCCAGCTCAGCTGGAGCTGTTCATTAAGGTCAGCCTGCTGGCTGACGGGCATGAATGCGAGAGCGAGCGGGTTTTCTCGCAGGCTCGCGGGCCTCGCTTGGATGCTTTCGTGGCTGCCTGCGTGCTGGCCGGCCAGCCGGTGTCCCGGCCGCACAGGACTCAGCATCCGCACCTTGCTACGGTGCGCCTCTCTTCCCGGGACACGGCGGTGCTCAATACCCGGTCACCGACCCGAGAGACGTACCAGGGCGTGATCTGGTGCCCGTCGGTTAAGCACGGGAACTGGCTGGCCCGGCATGAGGGTCACATCTTCTACACAGGTAACACGATGTGGGAATTTGCCGGCGGCCCGGGCAGGGACGGCAGGGGCGTGTCCGGGCTGGTCCCGCACTGCCGGGGCCGCACCCGGCTGCCGTCGGCGCTGCGCTGGTTCGACCTGCTGCTGGGCTATGACGAGGTGAGCCTGGCCGCGCTGGAGCCCTACATCCCGCGCCGGGTATGCCGCGGCGTCCTGCAGGGCGGCTACGACAGTTCGGAGTGGCACTTCCTCACCCGGGACTGGGACGGCCTGGGCCGGTTCGGCTTCCTCATGCACGGCGCGCTCGGCGCCCGCAAGTGCCCGTGGACCGCCATCCAGGCCTTCAACGAGCTGAAGTTCGAGCGGCCGGGCCCATGGCCGGACGGCTTCGACAACGCCACCTTCGCGCTGCATACCATCTTGCCGGGAGACCTGTTCCCCGAGCTGAACAAGGTCTTCGAGGAGCAGCGGATCAAGGTGTTCGTCGACGCGTTCGACCACCGCACGCTGCAGGACTTCTACGCCTCCGGGCACGTGCTGCTGGCGCCGTCCAGGGGGGAGGGCAAGAACCTGCCCGCGCTGGAGTTCATGACCACGGGCGGGGCGGTGGCCGCCACCGACTTCGGCGGCCACCGGCAGTGGCTGAACGCCGACTACGCCTACCCGCTGGGCTACGAGCTGGCCCCGACCTTCGAGCAGAAGCCGTGGGCCGCTCATGACGCCCGGGTCCAGGTGCCGCACCTGAAGGACGTCATCTGGCACATCTACACGCATCGCGAGGAGGCCCGGCGCAAGGCCGAGCTGGCCGCCCGCACCATCCCGCTGATGTGCGACTGGCAGGTGGTCATCGAGGCGCTGTTCCGGCGTATCCGCGACGAGGTGGCCGGCCCGGGCGCGGCCGTGTACGACCTGGCCATGGGCTGCCGTCGGGAGCCGGAGGAGGCCGGCATCGCCGCGCTGGCCGCGCCTGCCGGGTGGAGGCGCGGGTAAATGGTGACGATCAGCCGGGGCATGGCCCCGGAGAGCTTGACTGTGGTCGAGGTCCGCTGCCCTGTTCCCGAGCAGCTGCCCAGCGGCCGGTGCAGGCCGGGCCGCCTGCTGCTGAAGCTGCGGCTGGCCGGCGGGCGCCCGTCTTACGTGCATCCGGACAACCTCATCGAGCTGACCTGCGAGGACTGCAAGTACCGGCTGAAGCAGGCAGGTGTCCGGGTCGGGCGGGTGCTGCACCGTTATGACCTTGCAGGCTGTCTCGTCCAGACTCTGACCGAGGACAGGGATGATCCTCGTAGTAGCAGGTGACCTTGCGGAGACTCTGGCTGAGGGCGGGCCTGGTCTCGGGTTAAGCTCACCTGTGCCGGGAGGTGGGGCCCATGACCGCAGTGACAGCCGACAACGACGCCAGGCTCGCCAGCATCATCGACTCGATGGACGACGAGGAGGTGGAATGCCGCGGCCCGGCCGGGCACTCGTTCGCACTGGACAGGCGCCGTCGCAAGGGCTCGCGGCTGAAAGGCGTGGAGGCGGTCCGGCAGGTCGACGGGTGCTACCTGGTCATCGAGACCTGCCTGGAGTGCGGCATGGTCGAGCGGTGGTCGGTCACCTTGCCCGGCGGCGCCTATGACGTCGACGTGATCTACCGGTACCGGTACTCCAGGAGGTGGAAGAAAGTCCCGCAGGAGCTGGGCCGGGTCGGCAAGCGCACGTTCCGGGTGGTCGCCGATGCCCGGGCCGGCGGCCCCTACAGGGCCATCGTGCTGGAGGCCGCGCGGGTCACGGACCGGGCGCCCGGGGAGGTGCCGCAGGCTAGGTTCAGGCATGGCTAAGACCATCGAGGTCGCGCTGTGGGATGACCTGGAGCTGGCCGCCGGCCGTCATGTCCGCGCAGACCGTACGGTCAGGCTCGGCTGGGTCGGCAAGGTGATCGAGCTGGAGCTGACCGGCGAGAATTTTGCCGCGCTGGAGAAGAAGCTGGCCCCGTACCTGCAGGCAGGCCACGTGCCGGACGCCTCGCCCAGCGTGTCCGGCGCGCAGAACAGCCGGGAGCGCCGCGTGTACCGGGCGCGGCTGCGGGCCTGGGCGGAGAAGGAGGACATCCGCAATCCCCGCGACCCGTCGCGGCTCGCGTTCGTCAGCAAGAAAGGCACCTTCACCTACCCGGACTGGCTGGAGCAGCGGTACCAGGAGCACCTGCTGAGCCGGGGTAAGGGCGCCTAGTGGGGATGCGGCTCGTCCCCGACGGCACCCACCGTGAGCGCGGGGACAAGAAGAAGCCGGCGGAGTGGTACATCATCTGGCTGGGCGTCCCGCACGCTGAGGGCAGTGTCATCATCGGCCGGTCCAGGCGGCTGCGCCGGGAGAAGTGGCACCGGTTTTTCCCCGAGCAGGGCGGCGCCAGCAGCGACATAAAGGGCTGGGTGAACGGGGTGGACTGGCTCCTGAAGCAGTACGACGGGCGCCGAGATACGCCATGACCTGCGGCGTTTACCTGCGAGACGCCTCCGGCTGCTGTTAGGGTCGCCTCGTTCCGTTACCGACTGGCCCGCAGGACGCCAGTCCGCAGCGCCCCCTGACCCGGGCGCGCCGGAAGCAGTCTCGGCGGCTTGCTCCTGCCGGGCGGGGAGAGACCATGCTGGAGCACGCCTGTACCCTCATCCGCGCGGCCAGGATAGCGGCCGTGCTCACCGTCATGGCGGCCATTGCCGCCATCTTCCCCAGGCCGGAGGCCGCGCATGCCGCGGTGGTCCCGGCCCGCCCGGCAGTGCCGCCCGCGCTGCCGGAGGACGGTCACATGGTCCTGCTGGCAGCCGCTGAGAGCCATGCAGCCGCCCGCGCGGGCCAGGCTCCCGGCATATACCTTATCCGGGCCGGGGACACGCTCTCGGGCATCTCCGGGCGGTTCTGCGGCACGGCTGGCGACTATCCCAGCCTGGCCGCCGCCAACCACATCCCCGACGCCGATCTCATCTACGCCGGGCGGGACATCCTCCTCGCCTGCCACGCGGCGGTCGCGGCCGTGGCCGCTGCCGCCGCTCCGGCCGCCGACCCGGCCGGGAAAGTCTGGGGCGTGACCTACGGCTACCCGAACTACTGCGGCGACGGCGACGGCGACGGATGGGACGTCAGCTGCGGCTCCCGCCAGGCCCCGGCCTACCAGGCCCCGGCTTCCCAGCCGCATCAGGTCGCCACCGCCGGGTATTCCGGCGGCTCTTACCCCGGCGGCTCGTTCGGCCAGTGCGTGGTCGCCCGCGAATCCGGCGGCAACGCCCAGGTGATGAACGCCACCGGGCACTACGGCCTGTACCAGTTCGCCGCCAGCACCTGGGCGGCGTATGGCGGGAACCCGGCGGACTTCGGACATGCCAGCGTGGCCGAGCAGAACCAGGTCTTCGCTAACGCCCTGGCTGCTGGCGGCCAGTCCAACTGGTCTCCCTACGACGGCTGTTAAGGGGTCGATACGGAGGGCGAGGCTCTAGAGCGGGTCCCGCCCTCCGTCCTTCCCGGGAGGCCCCATGCCGCAGCCCGGCAGGTATGGCCGCAGGCCGCCCAAGCGCGCCCCGGCCATGCAGTTCTCCCGGTGGCGGCTGACCGCGCCCGGCGCGCCGCTGGGCTATCCTGTCGCAGCCGACTACCTGGCCCAGCTGCACGGCGGCTGGCAGGTGCTCGGCAACGGCGAGGCCGGGGACTGCGTGGCCGTCACCTGGGCCAACGCCCGGCGGCTGGTCACCACCCTGCTTGCCCCGCCAGGGCATTACCCGGACCAGGACCAGGTCTGGCAGTTTTACAGGACCCAGAACCCGGGCTTCGACCCCGCGGGCTCCCCGGCCGCCGACGGGCCCGGCAGCCAGGCCGACGCCGGCATGGACATCCAGACCGCGCTGGAGGCCCTGGTCCGTGTCGGCGGCCCGGACGGGGTGAAGGCGGTCGCGTTCGGCGCGGTCAACCCGCAGGACGCCGCTGAGGTCAAGGCGGCCATCGCGATCTTCGGGTATGTCTGGACCGGGGTCAACGTGCTGGCAGCCAATCTCGCCCAGTTCCAGGCCGGCCAGCCGTGGGACCTGGTGGCGGGCAGCGCGGCCGAGGGCGGGCACTCGGTCCTCACCGGGGGCTACGGGACGCCCGGGGCGGGCCCGCTCGGCGGCGATGAGCGGTTCATCACCTGGGCGCAGGAGACCAGCTTCACCGACGCGTACTGGACCGCCCAGGCTGAGGAGGCCTGGGTGTGCATCTGGCCCGAGCACCTGGGCGCTGTGGCCTTCGAGTACGGCGTCGACAAGCAGGCGCTGGCCGCGGACTTCCACCAGCTGACCGGCGGCACCCTGGCTCTCCCGGCGGCCTAGCATGCCGAATGCTCGCCCTGATGACCAGGCGGTTACCTGGGGACGATGGCAGGAAGCTCAGCGGGCGGTGCTGCACCGGCTCGATGGCGTGGAGAGCGACACGGCGGAGCAGTTCACCCGGATCGAGGCCACCGAGCGGTCGGTGGCGACCGCGGAGGAGAACCGCCGGACCCTGGCCATCAGGGTCGATGGCATAGCCGGCCAGATCGAGTCCCGGAGGAGTCGTATATGGACGCTGGCAACCATCTTGCTGACGAGCCTGCTGCTGCCGCTGCTGGTGGTGTTCCTGACGGTGTGGCTGCACCTGCGCCTCACGCACTGAGGGCCGGGCCGCCATGGTGGTTTTTCGCCGTGGCCGTCGTGACGGCCGTCATCGTCGGCTGCGCGCTCGGCGGCGCCGCGGTCTGGTCGCTGGAGGTCCTGATGGTCGTCCGGCATGTCCAGACCGACGTCTGCGTCATCGACGACCGGCAGCTGGCCGAGCTGTTCGCGCTCGGCCAGCACCCTGCGCAGCTGCAACTGCCCGGCTGCCCGTAGCCGGCCGATTATCCAGGCTGACGCAACTCGCCGACCCAGGAGGGCACGCGGGCATGGCCAACCTCAGCAGCTCGTATCCGGGCACCCCCTTCGAGGGCTTCAGCCTCAGCCACGCTGCCATCCTGAGCGGCACGACCGGCGCGGAGGCCTCTACGGTCTACGGCGTGAGAAACGGTACGATAAGCACCGACCAGGGGAACTTTGAAAATACCGGTGATGATGTCGTCCTGAGCGAGCATTTCTGGATCAACTTCGCCAACGTGACAATTGAAGAAGGGTTTATCCCCTTCTCTACAATTGCACTGATCACCGGGACGACGGTCACCTCCTCGGGCGCTGCGGGCGCAGACTATTACGCGATCCCGCTCTGGACATTGGCGTCTATGAACCAGCCTACCTGGCCTCTTGCCATTCGTGTCCCGTCAAAGGATGCGGGCGGTCAAGTCAGGACATTGGACTTCGTTTTGTATGCGGTCCAGTTCCAGCCTTTCAACTTCACCGGTCCGAGCTATAAGACCGGATTGTCCTGCTCAATTGCAGGCCGGGCGCTTTTCTCGGCAGTCAATGAAATAGGCGGGGCGCTGCCCGCTGCCTATCCGAAATCCATCGGCCGGCTGGTCTCCTGGCCGGGCAGCGTGACCGGAGCGTTCGTCGCCGAGCCGTTCGGCGCCGGCGGCGGCACCATCGTCTAGCCCGCAGCCGGGTGTCGATAGCCGGGGAAACGTCTAGAGGCCCCGGGAGGCCCGCATGCCGGACGAGAGCGAGCTGGAGCGACTCGACCCGCAGCCTGTCACCGTCAAGCTGTCCACCGGATTCCCCGTCGAGGTCGTCAGGCTCAGGACCAGGCAGTTCTTCCGGCTGCTGCGGGTGCTCACCCACGGCGCCGGGCCCGCGCTGACCCGGCTGAACTTCCGCGACGAGCCGGAGCAGTTCACCGAGCGGTTCCTGATGCTCGTGCTGATGAGCATCCCCGACGCCGAGTCCGAGGCCATCACGTTCCTGCAGTCCATGTGCAAGCCCGCGGGCCTGGCCGACAAGCCGGACTCGCAGCTGACCAAGCAGGAGAAGGAAGACAACGCCGCCGCCTGGGAGGGGTTCAACGAGGCGCTGTTCAACCCGGAACTGGGCGACACGCTGGACCTCATCGAGGTCATCGTGCGGCAGGAGGCGCCGGAGCTGCAGGCCCTGGGAAAACGGCTGGAGGCCATGATGGACCTGTTCCGCCGGACCGGGCAGGACAAGGAGCCGCCGGAACCGGAGCCGGGCCCCGAGCAGCTGGCCTCGCAGGAGCCTTCGCCACCGCCTTCGACCTCATCAGCTCCGAGTACGGATGGCGCGACGCTGACATCCTCGGCCTCCCGCTCTGCCGGCTCAGGCAGATCGCGGAGGCCATCAGCGCCCGCCGGGAACGGGACAGCGTAGCCCGGCTGCGCCTGGCCGAATGGCAGGTGAAGACGGTGTGCACGTTCATCGGGGCGCAGGCCCAGGTCGACCCGGACCGGCACGGCGGGCGCAACCCGCTGGTCGAGATGGCCCAGGCCCTCGACATCATGGGCGGCCAGGATCCCCGGGAGGCCGAGCTGGACCGCATCCGCGGGCCGAAGGTGGCCGACCGGATCGAGGACGACCCGCGGTTCGGGAAGGTCCAGGCGGATCCGGAGCGCGGCGTGGAGGCGGCTAACGCCGAGGGCAGCTTCGAGGCGTTCATGACGAAGTTCGGCGGCCCGCCGCCGGGCGCCGGCGGTAACGGGCACGGAGGGGGGTGAGAGTTCGTAGATGGCCTATGAGGGACCCGAGTACTGGTATGTCATCTACAAGTTAAGGCCATTGCCGACTTCGGTGACCTGATGCGGGACGCCGAGGCCGCCAAGAAGGAAATGCAGGGCATGGCCGAGGCGGCCAAGGCCGAGTCGGCGGCCGAGGTGGCCGGCGCGACCGCGGCGGCAGCGGCCCGCAAGGCCGACGTGGCCGCCATGCGCGAGGAGACCACCGCGCTGAACCAGCTGGGCGCGGCGGCCAAGGCGACCAACCCGCAGCTGCTGTACGGCGGCCGGTCCGACATGACCCAGCACCTGGCCGACCTGCAGCGCGAGACCCAGCTGCAGGAGCTGCTCAACCGTGCCCGGGACCTCGGCTTCACCACCCCGCAGCAGTACGCCGCCTGGCGGATGCAGATGCTCACGCTGACCCTGCAGGAGAACAGGGCCCGGTTTGGCGGCTATCTCACGCCGGATCAGTGGCTGACGTACCTGCAGAAGGAGATCACCGCCTACTCCCAGGAGGGCGCCGCCATCCGGGCGCGGACCACCGCCATCACAGCCGAGACCCAGGCGATGCTGGCCTACCAGGATGCGGTGCACGGCACGCACGAGTCCATCGGCCAGCTCGGCGAGGGCATCAGCGCCGCGGCCAGCTACGCCGCCGCGCTGTCCGGCCTGCCGGACATCGTGGTCACCCAGGCGCAGTTCGATGCCACCAGGGCCATGGCCCAGCTGGCTGTCTACCGGGCCGCGCTGGCAGCCCTGCCGAGCGCGGAGACGTTCCGGCCCGCCGTCCTGCCGCCGCCGCTGCGAGCCGCGCTGCCGCCCGGCCAGGGCGGCTACGGGCCGGCCACCTACCCGGGCACCGAGCCGTCCAAGGCCATCGAGCCCTACAGGTTCCTGCCCGCCAGGCTGGAGGAACTGGAGGTCATCGACGTCGACACCAGCCACGCCCAGGTGCAGCTGAGCCAGTGGATGGACGAGCTGATGCGCGCGGTCCGGGAGCGGTACGCCTTCGCCGCCGAGTTCGACGACACCGCGGCGATGGAGGAGCTGAACGCGTTCATGGCCCGGCTGAAGGCGGCCATGGCCGAGCGGTTCGCGCCGACCATCGGGCCCACGCTGGGCATGGGCGGCGCGGCAGGCGGGGGAGGCGGGGGCCCTCCGCCGGCTGCGGGCGCGGCCCCGCCGCCCGAGGAGCCGGCCGACATCAACGCGACCGCCAGCGCGCTGCGCAACCAGGCCGCCGCCGCCGACGATGCGGCCAAGAGCACCAAGGACATGGCGGACGAGCTGTGGGCCGCCGCCGCGGCCGAGGACGACCTGACGGCCAAGGCCCGGCTTATCTGGATGGCCACCATGGCCCAGGCGCAGGCTGCCCGGGAGGCCGCCGCGGCCAACAAGGACACCGCGGATACGGGCCGCACCCTGGGCTCCGCGCTCGGCTGGATGGCCCCGTGGCTGGTGAACGCGGCCAACGGCTGGGGGTTCCTGAACGCCAAGGTCCTGGTCTTCGCCGGCCTGCTCGGCACGACCGGGTTCATCGGCTCTATCCACGCCTGGCACTTCGCCCTGGATGCCGTGGTCGAGACCGCCATCATCCTGACCACTGCCATCGGCACCCTGGCGGCCGGCATCGGCTCGTTCCTGCTCGTCGCCTACCTCGCCCAGGACACCCTGGGCCGGATCAGCGACCGGATGAAGGCGGTCTGGGCGGCTTCCACCGCCACCGGGCAGGCCATCTACCCGCTGGGCAACTTCTTCGACAACCTGGCTAGCAAGATCCGGCCGCAGGTCTGGCAGCTGTTCGGGGATGCCCTCGGCGCGGCGAGCGGGAAGATGAGCCTGATCGGCCAGCTAGCGCTCAGCACCGGAGCCGTGCTGGACCGGTTCCTGGCCCGCCTCGTGGTGGACTTCAACGCGGCCGGGCCGGCCATCCAGCGCTTCCTGGCCGATGGTGAGTCGGTCCTGAAGAACCTCGGCCAGATCGCGCTGAACGTCGGCCGGTTCATCTCCGGCCTGTTCGACGCGGCCCAGAAGACTCACATCGCCGAGGACCTGGTGGCCGTCACCGCGGTGCTGTCCAAGCTGCTCGGCCTGCTGGGCGACCTCATGCACACCCAGGTCGGCGCGTGGCTGACCGTGTTCGTCCTCGGCCTGCACGGCATCCAGCTGTGGGGCGGCCTGGCCGTCACCGTCGTGCTCAACATGGTCCGGTCGCTGGCCCTGCTGGTCGGCGGCATCTCCGCGGCCACCAGCGCGCTGGGCCTGCTGCCCGAGGGCGCCAGCGGGCTGCAGCGGTTCCGGGCCATCCTCACCGACATCGCGGCCGGGTTCGGCGCCATCCCCACCCGGATCCGGGATCTCCTGGTCAGCCTCGGGATCCTGGCCCCGGCCCAGGAGGCAGTCGCGGCCTCGGCCGGGCAGGCGGCCATCGCCGAGGAGGCGGCGGCGATGTCCGGCGGGGAGCTGGCGGTGGCGGAGACCGCCGCCGCCGGGGCGACCTTCAGCCTGTCCGGGGCGCTGGCCCTGCTGGCCTCCGTGCTCGACGTCGCGCTGATCGCGGCGTTCGTCGCAGCCATCGGCTATTTCGCCTACAAGGTGGCCACCGCCAAGGACGCCGCCCAGCAGTGGATCGACACGATGAACCAGGGGCTGGGCCAGCAGTCCATGCTCACCGTCATCGGCAAGACCGTCTCGGACCTGGCCGCCACCACGGTCCAGCTGACCAACGCCCAGCATCTCAACTCGACCGAGGTCGGCGAGCTGAGCGCCCAGCATGCTCAGCTGTCCGGCCAGCTGCAGGCCGAGCTGGTGCACACCGGGGAAATCCAGAAGGCCTACGGGGTGAACATGCCCGGCGCGCTGCAGCTGCTGCAGACCGCCGGGGTCAAGACCAGCGACCTGTTCACCGCCCAGGGCAAGGTGTGGGCCGCCGACATGCAGCAGGTCAAGGGGCTGGTCGCCGGGTACGCCGCGATGGGCCAGGGGCTCACCCAGCTGCAGGGCGACGTGTCGGTGCAGCTGGTCATGAACTCCGACCAGCTCAAGCAGATGCAGGCGCTGAACACCGCCTGGGACCAGTGGCTGACCCTGATAACCGGCGGCGAGTCCACCTTCGTCACCCTGGAGCAGAACCTCAACACCACCCACACCAACGCGGCTGCCGCGGGCGCCTCCATGTCCGGGCTGAACAGCCAGAGCCTGACGCTGCGGTCCTCGTTCATCCAGCTCATCCCGCAGGCCGGGCAGGTGCTCGACTGGCTGCGCAGCCAGTCCGCGGTCACCCAGTCCGGCGCGGCCGGCACGGCGCTGCTCACCGGGGCGACCAGGGACCTGGCCGCCATGCTCGTCCCGCTGGCCGGCAACAGCTCGACCGCGCGCAGCGCCATCCTCGCCCTGGTCCAGGAGGCCGACCCGTCGATCACCACCTGGAAGCAGCTGACCAGGTGGATCGGCCCGCTCGGCGCGGCGGCGGCCACGCAGGACCTGCAGAACAAGATGGCCACGGCTGACAAGCCGCTGTCCCAGCTGGACCAGGATGCCGCCAAGCTCACCACGACCTTGCAGCAGGACCTGGTCCCGGCCATGTCCACCGCGACTTTCAACGCCCTCGGCGGCCAGGGCGCCTTCAACGGCTTCGCCACCGACCTGGCCAAGTTCGGGCCGAGCGCCCAGCCGACCATCCAGGCAGGCAGGCAGGTCGCCGAGATCCTGATCAGCGCCAGCGGGAACGCCAAGGACGCCAAGACCCAGTTCGAGGCCTGGATGAAGTCCATGGGCTTCACCCAGGTCCAGGCCGACAGGCTGTGGGCCGAGGTGTCCAAGGGCGAGAAGCCCATGCAGTCGCTGCAGCAGGGCCTGGCCAAGTCCGCTGATGCCTCAGACAAGCTGGCCCAGTCCGGGTTCTGGGGCCAGCGGAAAGACGATTTCTTCTCCAACATCGACCAGATGGGCCGGTTCTTCGGGACCACCCTGCCGCACTTCTTCACCGACACCATCCCGAATGCCACCGCGCATGGCTGGAGCGTCGCCTACGAGGACTTCCAGCGCAATTTCGCCGGCCCGCTGACCGAGGTGCTGGTCAACAAGATCCCCAACTGGTTCAACGTGTCCCTGCCGCACGGGATCGCCTTCGCCTGGAGCACCATCTACGAGAACTTCATGCGCGGGTTCGGCAGCCCGGTCACCAATTTCCTCACGGTCACGATGCCGGGCTTCTTCAACCGCACGCTGCCGCATGCCATCGCCGGGTGGGGCGCCAGCATCTGGGACTCGCTCAACGGCGGGTTCGTGACCAAGGTCGAGGAGCTGTTCATGCTCCTGATGCCGGGCTGGGCCCGGAGCTTCGCGCTCGGCACCAAGGGCACGTGGAACACCGCGGCGGCCAATTTCTCCTCCGGCTTCGGCGACCCGGTGAGCCGGTTCTTCAGCACCTTGCTGCCCAATGCCATCGCGCACGGCTGGTCGATCGGCTACGAGCACTTCCAGCAGGACTTCGCCGGCCCGCTCACGCACTTCCTCACCGTCACCGCCCCGGGCTTCTTCAACGTCACCATCCCGAAGGCGGCGCATGACGGGTTCTTCGCCGCCTGGCACTGGTTCGACAGCGCCATCGTGGCCAATGTCGCGCACTTCTTCACCGCCTCCGTGCCCGCCTGGTTCGCCGGCTTCGTGAACGGGGCCAGCATCGCCTGGGCCCAGGCCTGGCGGTTCTTCAGCAGCACCCTGGTCAGCAACGTGGCGCACTTCTTCACCGTCAGCGTGCCGGCCTGGCTTAACAGCTTCGTGTCCGGGTCCGCCATCGCCTGGGCCGACAGCTGGCGCTTCTTCAATAACGACATCGTGGGCGGGATGTCGCACCTGTTCACCGTGCTGGTGCCGCAGTGGTTCGACCAGTTCCGCGGCTGGTTCCAGTCCAAGATCGCCATACCCGTCGGCGGCATGATCTCCGGCCTCGGCAATGACATCGAGACCGCCTTCAAGGCTGCCATTAACTGGGTAATCCAGAACCCCATCAATGGCACGATCAACGCGATTAACAACGTCATCCTGAAGCACCTGCCGGGCGGCCTGTCCATCCCTGATGTGCCGCTCATCAGGGCAGCCGGGGGCCCGGTCTACCCGGGCGGCGGGTCGGTGCCCGGGGCCAGCGCGGTGGACGGCACGCCCATCCTGGCCATGGGCGGGGAGTACATGCTCCGCCAGCCGGCCCGGATGGCGCTGGACCGGGCGTTCGGGCCGGACTTCCTGAACGGCCTCAACCAGGCGGACCAGTGGCTCGGCGCCGGGTCCCGCGGCACCATGGCCTCGCAGGGGTTCGCGGCCGGCGGCGGGCTCGGCAACCCGCCGCACATGCCCGGCCGGGGCAACGCGCCGAGGGACTGGTCCCCGGCCCCGTACGCCTCGGGCGGCCAGATCGAGCAGGCCATGCTCAGCTACATGCTGGCCCGCCGGGGGGATGCCTACAGCGAGGCCAACCGGTGGGGGCGCCCGCCGTACGACTGTTCCAGCCTGGTGTGGTCCGCCGCCAACGCGGCTGGGGTGCCCATCCCGCAGTCCTCGGCCATCGCCAACCTCGAAGCCGACTGGTTCTCGGCCTGGGACTCGGACTACACCTTCACCAACCGCAGCCAGATCCAGGCCGGCGACATCCTGTTCTTCACCGGGGCCTCGCCCGACCCGTCCAAGTGGGGCGGCATCGGCCATACCGGCATGGCCGCCGCGTCCGGCACCCTCATCAGCGCCTACGACACCGCCCTGGGCGTGACCGAGACGCCCATCAGCAACGACAATTTCGTCGTCGGCGTGCGGCTCGGCGGCCCCGGCGGGCAGAACGTCATCAGCGCCGCGCTCGGCGGCATCGGCCAGGTCTGGCAGACCGTGGAAGGGCTGCTGGACTCGGCAGGCACCGGGCTGGGCAGCCTCATCAAGCCGCTGGCGAACCTGGTCAGCGGCGGTGCCGGCGAGCTGCTGAAGCTGGCCCGGCAGGGCGCCACGGCCATCTTCAACGCCGTCTGGGACCACACCGTCGCGCCGCTGTTCGGCGTGGTGCCCGGCGACACCATGCCCGGGGCCATCCTGCAGGCGCTGGCCCATAACCTGAAGCTGGGCATCGACAACTTCATGACCGGCCAGGACTCCAAGGCTAAGAGCCAGGCCATCGCCAGCCAGTCTGCGCTCGGCGCCTTCGCCTCCGCCGCTGCGGCCGGCCCGACCGGCGGTCTCATGACGGCGGCGCAGATCGCCTCGCTGTGGGTCCAGGAGGGCGGCCGGGCCTCCGCGGCACAGAACATGGCCCGGATCGCCTACGCCGAGTCCGGGGACAACGCGGGCGCCATCCAGCAGGGCCAGCCGCCCGGCCTGACCGGCTGGGGCCTGTACCAGATCACCCCGACCAGCGGCATCAGCCAGAACGGCGCCTTCGGGAACCTGCTCAACGCGGCCAACAACACCCGGGCGGCCGTCTCCCTGTACAACGCGTCCGGGTACCAGCCGTGGGCGTCGGACCCGGTGGCCAGCGCGCTGATCGCCTCGGGCCTGAGCTACGCCGCGGGCGGCACGGTCTTCCCCGGCGGCCTGGACGCCGAGACCACGTGGCTGAACTACTCCAAGACCACGCTGCCGCAGGCGGTGCAGGCTGAGGCGCAGGCGTGGACCGCGCTCAAGAATGCCAGGCTGCCGAAGGCTATCGCGCAGACACCGGGCGCGCTGCAATGGCAGGCCGACATCGACATCCTCCAGGCCCAGCAGAACAGGGCCATCGGCATCGGCGCCGTCCCGGCCGGGGCGTACATGGCGCTGTCCGAGGACTTCGTGCGGCCCGACGTCATCACGCCGGGCATGTGGACGAACTTCGGCAAGCAGCTGAGCACGATGTGGAACTGGCTGTACACCGTGCCCGGAGCGCCGCGCAGCGCGTGGGGCGCCGAGCTGGGCCATACCTGGCCGAAGAAGATGCCGTCCGGGTGGAAGCCGGGCACCGTGCCGCCCAGCGGGTGGGATGCGCTCCGTTACCTGCCCGGCCAGTGGAGCGCCATGCGGACCCAGCTGGGGCACCTGGGGATTACCAAGGACGTGGCGCAGCAGGCCTGGTCCGAGCTGTACGCCGGCGCGGGCATCGCCGGCGGCATCCTCGGCGGCCCGGGCCCGGCGGCGCCGCGGGTGGACACCACGCCCGGCATCGGCTGGAACCTGGGCCCGCTGGTCACCGTCGGCGGACCCGGCCAGCCCGTCTTCGACCTGTCGGTGACCGGCGCGGGCTACGGCTTCGCCGCGGGCGGCGGCCTGGGCGACGTCGCCGGCATGTTCGCGCTCGGCGGGCCGGTCTACTTCAGCCCGATGGGCGTGAGTCCCGTGATGGCCCGCAAGCTGTCCGCCCCGGGGTTCGGCGGTGAGCAGCCGCGCACCCTGTCCGATGCCGCTGCGGCGACCAGGGGGCCGGCCCTGAACGTCGAGAGCATGGTCATCAACAACCCCACGGCCGAGCAGCCCAGCCAGTCGATCACCCGGGCGTCCAACCGCCTCGCGTTCCTGGCCGGAAGGGGGCTCGCGTTATGCCAGCGCCGTCGGCTGCCGCCTACTCCCCGGCCGAGCTGTGGTACTGGAACGGCACCGCGCTCAACCAGTCCTACATGAACATCGCCACCTTCGGCGGCAGCCGGTTCGCGCTGCCCACGTTGCGCGGCTCGGACTACGCGGCGGCCTACCGCGCGGGCCAGGGCTTCCGGCAGAAATACCCGGACGAGCGCACCCTCACCCTGGCCATGTGGGCCGGCGGCCAGGCCAGCGCCTCGCAGTCCTACCCGAGTGCGGACGAGCGGCTGGCCTTCAACGACAACCTGCAGCAGCTGCGCAAGATGCTGTGGTACCGCAACCCCACCGGGTCGGTGCAGGGCCAGCTGCAGCGCAACTGGTACCTCACCCAGGGCACTCCCAAGCTGGTCACCAGCACGGCCATGGCCGAGATCGCCGGCTCCATGGACCTGACCATGAACGGCCGTACCTCGGCCGCGTTCAGCGTCGACTTCCTCCTGTCCGACCCGTACTTCTACGGCGCGCAGCAGACCGCGGCCTGCACGGGCGCCAGCACCACGTGCACGGCCCTGGGCGAGGGCATCGTGGGCGAGGGGTACCCCAGTGCGGTCAGCGCCTTCACCGTCCAGCTGAGCGCCGCGGCCACCGTCACCAACACCACGTGCGGGGTGGCGTTCAGCTTCAGCGCGGCCGGGGCTGTCTACCCGGTCACCGTCGACATCCTCAACTTCACCGTCACCGACACCGCGGGCATCAACCAGGCGGCCGGGCTCACCCACAGCGGCAGCCGCATGTGGCTCTGTCTCTTGCCCGGAGCCAACATCATCCAGGTCTCCGCTGGGACAGCCACGCTGAAATGGAACGATTGCTACCTATAGATATGCGAGGCTGTATCATTAAGATATGCGTTGCGAGTCAGGGTGCCGGTGCCGACGGCACCAGTCAGCAGGACGGCCAAAGGGCAGTGGCGTTGTATCGCCTGAGGTTCGCTTCTGGCCCAAGGTGGACCGCCGGGGCTATGACGAGTGCTGGCCCTGGACGGGTGCCAAGGCGCTTGCCAAGGGCATGCCGGACCTGTACTACGGCAGGTTCTTCTGGGGAGGCGAGCGGCGGCAGTTTGTTCTTGCCCACCGTGCAGCGTTCTATTTTGTGCACGGTCACTGGCCTGAGCCGCAGGCCCTGCACGGCTGTGACTTCGGGCTCTGTTGCAATGCCGAGAACCCTGAGCATGTCCATGAGGGCACAGCAGCTGAGAACACCAAGGAAATGCATTCGCGGGGGCGCGGTCACCTGCCTCCTGTGCGGGTTGGCATTGAGGCAGGACGGGCCAAGCTCACCGATGACCAGGCTCGCGCGCTCATTGCCGTTTACCAGGCTGGTGGTGTCTCGCAGGAGAGCTTGGCTGCCCTTTACGGGGTGTCTCAGGCCAGTATCTCCTACATCGTGCGAGGCAGGCGGCGCTCCTTGCAGTAACGGTGGCGTGGGCGGGGGTGACGAGGAAGGATGACGACGCCCGCCTTCTACTATTTAGCAACGTCGCCGTAGCCGGCGTGACCGGAGCGGCCATCTCCAACTCCGCGACCAGCGTGTACCTGAGTACCACGCCGTCCGGGTACCCCACCACGTTCCCGTTCAAGCTGGTGCTCGGCGGCGCGGAAATCGTCTACGTCACGGCCGGGGCCGGGACTTCGGGCACGCCGTGGACCATCACCCGGGCCCAGGACACCACCTCGGCCTCGGCCTGGGGTGCCGGCACCACGGTGCAGCACGAGATGACGGCCGGGGACCTGGCGCTGAGCCGGGCCCACGAGATCGCCCAGCTGGCCCAGCTGCCGCACGGCCTGCCCTCGACCGCCTGGTCGGTCGGCGCCTTCACGACCATCAACGAGACCACGCTGCCCAACAGCACCACGAACCTGGTTACCTGGAGCGCCATCCCGGCGACCTTCAAGCACCTGCTCATCATGATCCAGGCCCGGCTGACCGAGACCAACAACCAGACCGACGACATCCTGATGCAGGTCAACGGGGATACCACCGCGGTCTACAGCTACCTGAGCTTCTACCTGTCCAACATCAGCGGGGCCGGCACCGGGGCGCTGGCCAGCAGCCAGTTCGCCTCGGCCGCGAACACCGTCTGGCCGGTCTGCCGGGTCGCGGCCAGCCTGGCCGGGTCGGCGGTCAACGCCGGCGGCGGGTTCGCCTTCCTGCCCAACTACAGCCAGGCGACGTACAACAAGAGCTACTACAGCATGTCCGGGTCGGGCAACGGGACCGGGGCCATGGTCGACGGCCGGATCCGCTGGGGCTTCTACAACCCGGCCGCCCAGGCCGCGATCAGCTCGCTGTCGCTGGCCTGCCCGGCCAGCTGCTACTACCTGTCCGGTTCCTTCTTCGGCCTCTACGCATTTGGGTGAGCCAATGGATCACGAGCTAGTCATCGACCTGTCCGCCGTCGCCGACGGGCTGCGCGCGCAGCGCCAGGAGCGCGAGTGCCGGTACGCCGAGGCCCGGGCCCGGCTGGAAGTCCGGGCCTTGGAGAGCCAGGACGTTGCCGACCTGCTGGCCGTCATCGAGTGTGCGCCATGACCGAGCAGAATGACCTGCCGTGGTCCCGGCCGGACGCTGACGTACTCGGGGACATCCGGGACGCTATGGATCATGGCGGCCCGTGGGAGGACCCCGGGCCGGGCGAGGACCAGGCACGTCTCGGCACCGTGTTCCCGGCTACGCCCGGCCCGGACCCGCCGCCGGTCACCGGTAACGCCCGCTTGCACGTTACCGGCCGGGCCAAGAAGTAGCCCGCCGTGCCGCTCGCCACCGTCCTGCCCGACGCCATCGGCTCCGGCCTGCTGCTGCCCGGCCAGCCGTACGCCGCGGGCGGCCCGGGCGGCCCGCCTCCCCCCGGCGCCGGGTCGGGCTGGGAGGTCACCGTGCTGGCCGCCCCGTCCTACTACCAGCAGCTGGCCAAGCTGCCGCCGCGGACGGTCCTGACCCTGCAGTTCGCCAAGCAGCTGTCTGACAAGGGCTCGGGCACCGTCACGCTGAACATGGATGACTCGTTCTGGCAGGTCGTGCTGCCCGGCGGCCTGGCCGCGCACAACATCCTGGACTACGAGCACCTGTGGCAGGTCTGGCAGGACGGCGTGCTCCGGTTCGAGTTCTTCGCCGAGACCGTGACCGAGCAGCTCGTCGACCCGAGCGAGCAGCGGATCGCCACCGTCACCGGGCCGGGCTCCATCGCCGCGCTGTCCTGGGCCATGGCGGCGCCGCCCGGCTTCCCGAGCATCATCTACAAGCTGGACGCCATCACCGACAGCTTCTCCGAGGTCAACACCTCCGGCCAGCTGGTGCCCGACTTCTACCTGTGGAACCTGGCCAGCCCGACCTCGCACATCGCGCTGAACCCGAGCGGCACCGCTCAGGTCATGGCCAGCCCGTCCACCACGTTCCTGGGCACCAGCGTCTTCGACGCCACCAGCACCCTCATATCCGCCCAGGTCAACCCCATGGTCTCGCCGAACGCCGCAGGCGCCACCCTGGACGGCAGCCAGCTCACCCAGTTCTACGTGCAGGACGTGAACAACGCGGGCCATTACTTCCTCATCGGGATGAGCGGGCTGAACTTCTACGCTCAGCTGGGCGACCCGACCGGCACGCAGACCAAGGTCATCAGCTCGGCCGCCAATTTCAACACCGTCGCTGCCAACAACCAGGCCTACCAGTACTGGCAGATCAGCGAGAGCGCCGGCTACTTCTATGCCTGGACCAGTCCCGACGGCCAGAACTGGGCTCAGCAGTTCAAGGTCGCGCACAGTTGGAACGCGACTCAGGTGGCGTTCTACGTGAGCGCCAAGTACGACGTCGACAACAGCCAGTTCGCCACCATCACCAGCCTGAACAGCAACGTCACGACGTCCAGCCTGGCCGGGGCGCTGTACTTCAACCAGCCCATCATGTCGGTGTGGCTGCAGGAGCTGCAGGCCGCCCAGGGCCGCGGCACCATCCCGTTCATCACTACCCGGATGAGCGCCAGCTACGACAGCTTCGGCAACGCCTGGAGCGACAGCCAGTCCGTGCAAATCCAGAACGGCACCGACCTGTTCGCCCTGCTCCAGGGCCACGCGAGCATGATCAACGCCGAGTTCGTCATGCAGCCCGGGTTCGTCCTGCAGGTCGGCATCCCGAGGGCCACCGGGATCATCACCCTGGGCGCGGACCGGTCGCAGTCTGTCATCTTGCGCGAGGCCCGGGACGAGACCTCCAAGCAGCGCACCCGCACCCGCAACCAGATCGCCAACCTCATCGCCGCCATCAACTCCGACGGCCGCACGGTCACCGCCTCGAACACCACGTCGATCGCCAGCTGGGGCCAGCGCGAGGCATGGATCCAAGCCGCCGTCCAGGTCAGCCCCACCGACATCGACGTGGTGGCCGCCGCCTCGGTCGAGCAGACCTCCATCGAGCAGCTGCAGTGGACATTGCAGATCACCCCGAACCGGCCGGGCAAGACCGTGTTCCGGGACTTCGACGTCGGCGACTGGGTGGGGCTGGAGCGGCCGGATTACTCTGCGGTCGACTCCGTGCAGGTCATCGCCATCGCCGTGCAGGTCGACGCCAGCGGGGTCGAGACCCATGAGCTGACCCTGGTGTCCTACCTGCAGTGGCTGCAGGAGCAGCTGGCCTACGTGGTCGGCAAGCTCGGCGGGCAGTTCCTGTCTGTCACCGGGACCACCGCGGTGGCCGGCGGTATCAGCAACCTGACCCAGCCGTCGGTGTACTCGCTGACCATGGCCGGCCTGTCCAACGTGGTGGGCGGCGGCGCGGCCAACAACGCGCCGCTGGTGTACAACTCCCAGACGGGGACCTGGGTGCCGGCCGGCACGGTCAACCCGGACACCGGCAGCACCGCCAACGTCACCGTCACCGGCTCGGGCGGCACGACCACCATCGCTCCGGGCAGCCACACCGTGACCGCGGCGGGCGCCTCGGCGGGCACGGCGGCCGACTCGGCCGGCGCCGTCCCGGCCGCCTCGGTGTCCACCACCCCGACCGGCGTCGTGATCCGCGACCCGACCGGCACCGCGCGGGTCGTCCTCGGCCAGCAGTCCGACGGGACGGTGACCGCGGTCACGGTCAACGCCCCGCCGCCGGGCCAGCCGGACGCCCCCACGGTCGTGGCCGGGCTGCTCGGGGTCATCGTCGGCTGGGACGGGAACCTGGCCGGGGCGGCGCCGCTGTACGACTTCCGCTACGTCCAGGTGCACGGGTCGACGACGTCCGGGTTCACCCCGGGCACGCCCACCCTGCAGGGCACCATGGCCGTGGGCGGGCTGTTCGGCATCGGCGGGCTGACCGCGGGCACCCCGTATTACGTCAAGCTGGTGGCGGTCAACCAGTCCGGCGTGGCCTCGGCGGCGTCGGCGCAGAGCACCGCCACCCCGCTGGCGGTGGGGTCGGCCATCACCCCGGGCAGCCTGCCCGGCACCGTCATCCAGACCGGGACCATCACCTCCACCCAGATCTCCGCCACGGCCGGGATCCTGGGCAGTCAGCTATCGGCTACCGCCGGGATCACCGCCGGGCAGGTGGCGTTCACCGCCCAGGCCATCGGCGGCGGGCCGAACGTCACCGTGGGCAGCACGGCGCCGACCTCGCCGCAGACCGGTGACCTGTGGTTCAACGGCACTGCTGGCTACCAGCTGCAGCGCTGGACCGGCTCGGCCTGGACGGCGTACCAGTACGGCACGCAGGCCATCGCGGCGGGCTCGGTCACGGCGGCGCTCATCGCGGCGGGCACCATCACCGCGACGCAGATCGCGAGCGGTACGATAACGGCCACCCAGATCGCCAGCTCGACCATCACCGCAGGCCAGATCGCCACCGGGACGCTGACCGCGGGCCTGTTCCAGGCCGGGATCGTGCTCGCCGGGATCATCAACGGCACCACGGTCACCGGTTCCACCATCCAGAACAGCAGCACCAACCCGCGTACGTCCATCAACCCTGACGGCTCGATCACCATCACCAACTCGGCGGGCGCGGTCGTGTTCAAGATCGGCCCGGACGGCACCATCTACTGGTACACCGCGGCCGGCACGCAGCTGCTCATGGAGCTGCAGCCGGGCGGCACCCAGCTCATCTACGGGTCGCCGACCGGCCCGACGACGTGGGACTTCGAGGGCTCCGGGTCGGGCAGCACCTCGTCCTGGGCGGCGGTCAGCTGCACGCTGTCCGCCTCCGGCGCCTGGGCGAACACCGGCTCGTACTCGCTGCTGTGCACGGCGACCGGGGCGGCCACCTGGGGCGCGACCTCGCCTGCCTTCACGGTCCAGGCCGGCACGTTCACCACCGCCCAGGCGGTGCTGTACTCGGCCGTCGCGCTGTCCGCGGTGTCGGTCTTCGTCACGTTCTGGAGCGGCGCGAACGGCACCGGCACGAACCTGGGCACGGTGGCCGGGGACCAGGGCGCGTTCGCGCTGGCCGCGACCACGCCGACCGCGGTGACCCTGACCGGGGCCACGGTGCCGTCGACCGCGGTGAGCGCCACCTTCACCGTGCAGGAGGCGCACGCCGACACCAGCGGCACGCTGCTGTACATCGACACCGTGCAGGTGGCCGGCGGCCTGGTGTACTCCAACTCGCCCGTGCCCGGCACCGACGCACTGGGCAACGCCGTCCCGCAGGGCATCAACTTCTACGGGCTGCCGATGCTGACCAACGTCCTCGGGGTGACCGACCCGTGGGGCAACCAGCTCGGCGGCATCGACGCGGACGGCGATGTGACCGGCCAGTACGTCAGCGCCGCGACCGACGTCATCGTGCAGGGCCAGTCGCTGCTGAACACGCTGCTGCCGAGCCTGCCGCAGGGCCTGGTCTCGCGGGGCTGGACGCCGGGCGGCCCGTGGCCGTCCACCGCGATCGGGGCCAGCGAGGTCGCCGTCCTGGAACTGGACGTGACCGTGCCGCCCGGCCGGGCCTACCTGCTCCAGGTGCTGCCGTGCGACTTCGTGCCGACGACCGCGCCCGGCTCGGCCACGCAGATGGTGCAGAAGCTGCACTACACGACGGACGGCTCCACGCCCACCACGTCGTCGGCGACCGTGCTGAGCAACCCCAGCATCGTCCCGGTGCCCAGCGGCTCGACCAGCAACAACATGAGCCCGTACATGGAATACGTGATGCCGTACAACAGCTCGGCCGCGCAGACCTTCCGGTTCCTGCTGACCGCCTTCATCCAGTCCGGCGCGTTCAAGTACGAGAACGTGGTGGAGATGCGGGTGACCGACCTCGGCTTCGGCGGCCCCGGCGTCACCACCAACACCGGCCTGGCCCTGGGCACCGGCACCAGCGGCGGCGCCGGCAGCCAGCTCTACACGCAGTCGTTCTACCCGAACCAGACCTGGGCCTACTCGGGCGCTGGCGGCCTGCTCGCCGTCGGGGGCGCGGTGTACTGCGGCTGGAATGCCTATAACAATGGCGGCGGCAGCTGCTACTCGTTCATGGACTTCTCGAATGTCAAGGCGGCTATCCCGTCCGGGGCGACGATCACCAGCTGGTCGCTGCGGATGACGTGCATGGGCACCTATTATTCGGGCGGGGCGGTCGTCGGCATCTACCCGTCCAGCGCGCGGAGCACCGGCAGCGTGGTCTCCACGACGCCCCGGACTCAGCCCAGCTTCAAGGCCGGGCAGACCAACTCGGTCGGGTCCACCACCAACCTCCAGCTCATCACTGACCTGCTGGGCACCTACACGTACCTGATGGCGGCCTGCAACCCGATCGGCGGCGGGTCCTCGCAGTACACTGGGTATTACCGGGGCATGAACGCCACTAACAGCCAGAAGCCGATGCTCACCGTCAGCTACACGCACTGAGGGAGGGCCATGGCCACACGGATGCCGGACCTCGGCCCGCTGGCGCACTGCGCGTCGGTCAGCTACGACTGCACGTTCAGCGGGCTGACCGCCCAGGGCGGCACGGTGGCGTTCGGGGTGCCGAACCCGGTCCAGTTCGTGTTCTTCTTCGAGACCGGCAGCACCCAGCCGGACCCGCAGAAGGACCTGAACGTCTACACCTGGGACTACAGCAAGTTCGACCAGGACCAGGTGGAGGCGGCCATCGCCAGCACGCTGGACGGCATCTGCCAGGACATCGCCGGCCTGCTCGGCGTCGCCCAGCCCGCGGTGCAGGCCACGGTCCAGGTGCAGCGGGCGTGGATGATGGCGGGGAACCAGCGCGGCACGGCCGCCGCGACTCAGCTGCCGCCGGAGGGCGTGCTCGTCACCGAGGTCATGCCGTATCCGCTGGCGTAGCGGGGCGGCGGCGCCGGGCCGGCCGGGCGGGCGCGGGCTCCGGTGGCGGCTCTCCCCAGAAGTCCAGGACCGCCGTGATCTCGTCCTGCAGCGCCTCCAGGTGGCCGCCGAGGCTCTGCCCCATGCTCTGCCACCGGGCCAGCCGCGCGAGGGCCTCAGCGGGCGCCTGGGCGCGCACGGCGGCGGCCTCCGCCCCGGCGGTGCTCAGGGTCGCGGCGGCTTTCGCCTCGGCGTCGGCGAGCAGCTGGTCGCGCTGCCGCTTGGCGTTGCCGGTCAGCTCGTCCGCCTCGGCCCGGGCCTCGGCCACTAGCCTGGCGGCGGTGGCCTGCGCCTCGGCCAGGATGCGCACCGCCTCCATGGCGCCCGGGCCTGGCTCGCCGGCGGTCGCCGCCGCGGTATCCCGGTCCCGCGCGGCGCCGGCCAGCGCGGCGTCCCGCTCGGCGGCCAGCACCACCAGCTCGTCGTGCACCCGGTCCAGGAACGCGGCCACCTCCCCGTCGCTGACGCCGCCGAAGCGGACCCTGGAGAAGCTGGCCTGCTCGACCTCCTCCGGCGTCACGCGCCGGGCCTCCAGCAGCTCGGTCAGGGATCCGCTCATACCGGCCTCCTCGAATCAGCCCCACCCGGAAATTCGGCACGGAATCCGCGCAGCCTAACACCGCGCCAAGGCGCTGGTGGGCCGATTGGAGCGGGTAGTCCCGACTCGCCGGCCCGAGGAGCTGCCCGTGACTGACGTGAGCCCGCGGACGGGCCGGGACAGCATCCGCTGGTACCCCACGGTCACGGTCGAGAAGTACAGCCCGGACCAGGCCGCCTGGGCGCAGCGCAAGCTGGAGAGCGAGCTGAGCTGGGGCCGCCACCTGCTCGTCGAGTTCCTCGGGATCAGGGTGCCCCGCCTGCACGGCGACTGGCTGCGCCGGGTGTTCCCCGGCGGGCCGGAGGACGGCTACGCCTATGACGAGGGCAATTCCATGGTCAACGGCGGGCTCACCAACCTGATCAACCTGCTGACCGGCGCCGCGCCGTCCGGCGCCGCCGGGCGCCCGCTCACCCTGGCCTCCGGCGGCGGCGCGGCAGGCGCGCCGTGCATCGGGGTGGGCATCGACGGGGCCACCGGGTTCGTGGCCACCCAGACGCACCTGTCCAACGCCGGCGGGGAGGGCGCGGGTAACAGCTGGTACCAGTCGATGGACGCCACCTATCCCACGCTGACCCTGCCCGCCACGATCAACGGGCAGTCCACCTTCGCCGCGGGCAACGCCAACTTCACCTGGCTGGAGTGGTGCTGGGCTTCGGGCGCCGGGGTGCCGACCGCCGGGCCGGTGCTGTCCTCGGTGTACGCCACGGGCGGGTCGGCCGCCATGCTGAACAGGAAAATCCCGGCGGGCGGGCTGGGCCAGAAGATGCCCGGGGCTGCGTGGGTTTTTGCGACGACTGTCGTTTTCTCGTAGGTTTCCGGGCGCAGGTTGTTGCCCTTTCGTTACCTCGTATCGCGGGCTGGCGCTCCGGGTGTCCGATAGCGGCTTTCCGTTCGGCTACTTCCGCTGACAAGCGCAAGACCAACGGAAAGGACCAACATGTTCGGACATCTGACGTCGAGGCAGGCCTGGGCGGCTGCCGGCACGGTGGTCGTGCTGGCCGTGGGGGGGCTCGCCGCGATGACCGTCCCGGCGCTCGCGGGCACGCACCACCCGACGCCCACGCCTACCTACTCGACCGGCAAGCCCACTGTGACGCCGACGCCGACCCAGCCACTGCCGACGCCGACCGTCACCGAGACCGTTCCCCCGGTCGTCACCCCGTTTGGCCAGCAGGACATCGACATCAACGTCGGCACTGCTGACCCGGACGGCTACGTGATCGCCACCGGCCCGGTCTCGCTGGACATCGGTCACCTCACCACGCTCAGCCAGGTGCTCAGCTTCATCTTCCAGGGCCCGAACGGCGTGGACATCCGGCACTTCCCGCTGTCCGGCGCGAGGGTGGACCGCGCCACCTGCTCCATCACGGTCAGCCAGTTCGACCTGCCCTGGCGGTTCGGCCCCGGCACCGGCATCTACGCCGGGGTGACCGGCTCGGGCCGGTATGACCTGGAGGGCATGTGGAGCTTCCCGACCAGGGGGCTGAAGTACGGCCAGCCGCAGTGCAGCCTGCCGCGCTTCGTCAACAGCTTCAATGCGGCCTGGTTCCTGAACTATGACCCGGGCGCGCTCGGCACCCCGACCGTGTTCGACGTCCAGGTGCAGGCCGTCGGCACGTCCAGGCTGGCGTCAGTGCCGGTCCCGGTCCCTACCCCGACCAAGACCAGGACCATCTACCCGTTCGCTCCTGCCACCTGATCCCTGCCCCCTGACCCGAGCGCCCTGCGGTCTGCGTCCGCAGGGCGCTCGCCATGTGCGGCCTCTTGACAGCGCTCCGTGCCCGGGGGCACGGTAGGAGGGCGGCGTTCACTTGACGCGAGGCTGTGGACGCGCTCCGTAGCGGCCGGGCCCGGGGCGAAGAACCGTTGGCCCGGGGAGTACCCCCGGCCCGGCCATGCTGGAAGGAACATCAGCATGGCGACAGAGACACGGCTGTCCCCGGCTGCCGAACTAGCAGGCATGCTGGACGGCGCCCTCACCTTCACCGCGCTGGCCGAGAAGCTGGCCGGCGAGGAGGTGACCGCCGAGGTGACCGCCCGGTGGCACGAGACCTGCCTGACCGGCGCGGAGCGGCGGCTGCTGCAGGCTCCCGGGGGGATGATCGCGGCCTGGCGGTCCGGCTTCCTGCGCACGGTCAGCGGCGCCCGCATCGCCGAGGTCCAGGCCACCTACATCCCGGGCCGCATCCCCGACGCGGAGGTGCGCGAGCAGCTGCTCGCCTCGGCCGTGCCGCTGGGCCGGGCGCTGGAGCGCTACCACGTGCGCCGGGAGCAGCTGAGCGCCGACACCGAGCCGGGCAGGCGGTCCCCCCTGGGCGCCCGGGTCGCGCTGCTGTCTGCCGGGATGCTGTGGCTGCCGCGCGGTGCCGGCGAGGTGCCGCTGGCGCTGGCCACCGAGTGGGTCTACGCCTCGTTCGCCGAGGATGTGCTCGGCTAGGGCTCGATGTACAGCCGGATGACCCGGTTCCGCTTGACTGTGGCCTCCTCGTAGGCGAGCAGCTGCTCGGCCTCGCCGGCGCCGTGGCCCCACTTCCAGGTCTTGCCGCCCACGTATTCACCGGGTGCCAGCTCCAGCAGCGGGATTTCGCGGCCGTCGTCCATCGGCAGCCGGGTCTCGTCGGAGTACTCGCCCCATTCGACCGTGACTGGCCAGCGGTCCGCGATCAGGTGCGCCGCGCCGCGCGGGTCCGGCAGGATGTCGGCCACGGCCAGCTCGGGCACCCGCGGCAGCCAGCCCGGCGAGGCCCAGGTGACCAGCAGCATGACCGGTCCGCCCTCGTCGCTGATCAGCTCCTCGCGCCGGATCACCTCGAAGTCGCCCTCATGGTCGGGCTCCAGGCCGAGGATCGCGATGACGTAATCCCACGGGTGCGGCGGCGTGATCAGGACTCTGCCCGCGTCCCGGACATCGGTGGAGGTGCCCGGGGAGAACCGCACCGACCGGGCCCGCTGCTGCGGGCCGTAGGTGGCGCGACGCTGCGCGACGAAGGTCCCCTCGGTGCTGGTCCGGGTCAGCTTGGCCGCGCGCAGCAGTGCGTAGGCGTGCTGGGCGGCCTGCTGGCCGGTGCCCCACTCCTCGGCGGTCCGGCGGACGGACGGCAGCTTGTCGCCTGGCTGCAGGTTCCCGTCGGTGATGAGCTGCTCGTAGTGGTCGTAAATCTGCTGGTGCAGCGGCAGCGTGCGCTGGGCCCGAGGAGACACCGCGTCCTCCGTGTGCTGGTGATGGTACGCCCTGATCTTACGTCGGGCCTGATGAAACGGTAAGCCGGTTGCTTGCGGTCGTGTACGGTACGCAGTACATTGGCCGGATACGGAGATTCCCAGGATTCCCCGGGAGGACCAGGCGGATGGCGGTAACCGGATGGGAGCGGCTGGAGCGGCTGACCACCCTGCCGATGGCAGCCCGGCTGCTCGGCCGCTCGGAGGATGCGCTGCGCGAGTGGGCGAACGCCGGGCGGATGCCGTCGGTGCGCACCTTCGGCGGGCAGCTGTCGGTCTACGTCAGCTGGCTGGATGCGGTGCGGGCCTCGGCCGGGCGCAGCGGTCCCGGGGACATGTCCGAGGTGACCGCCGCGTGGTGGGCGGAGCGCCCGGCCGAGGAGGTGGCCTGATGCAGGTGCCGTCCTGGCTCCGCATCGAGCAGTCCTGGCGGCTGGTCGCCGCCGCCTGCGCGGTGACCGCGTTCGTCGCGGGCGTCGCTGCATCCGGGTCTTACCAGCATCAGTACGAGCAGGCCATCCGGTACGGCCAGGCGCACTGGGATGCGGGGCTGTTCCCGTGGAGCGTGGACGGCCTGATCGTCGCCGCCACCCTGGCCGTCTGGGCGGCGGCCCGCAAGCACGCGAGTTTCTGGCGGACCGTGCCTGCCTGGCTGGTGCTGATCGCCGGCATCGCGGTCACCATCATCATCAACCTGTCGCCGGATTACCCCTCGTGGGGCGTGTGGCTGCGGCCGGGCATCAGCGCCTGGCCCGCGGTGGCGTTCGTCGCCGCCTATGAGCTGACCGTGTGGCTGGTGCGGATGGCCAGCGAGACCCCGGCTGCCGCGGAGGCGCAGCCGGAGCCTGAGCCCGCCGCCGGGAGCGCGCCGGAGCAGGAGCCTGCCTCACCCGGGCCCGGCGCCCCCCGGCGGGTCCAGCGCCGCCCTGCCGGGCGCAAGCCGCGTGGCAGGGCGGGCGCCATTCCCGAGTGGCGCAAGCTGCCGCCGGAGGAGCTGGCGCGCCGGGTGGCCGCCGCCGGGGGCCGCAACGAGCTGGCCCGCGATCTCGGCTGCAGCCGCCAGTCGGCCAGCCAGCTGCTGCGCGAGCACGTCAACGGGCACGCGCCGGAGGTGAGCCGTGCCTAGCCGGACCGTCAGCGGGCGGCCGACGCCGTCCGCGCAGCACCAGAGCGGCCGGAACGAGGTCCTGATCAAGCTCTGGCACATGGTGCTGCCCTGGGGCGCCTGGATCGGGCTGACCCTGACCGGGCTGGTGCTGAAGCTGTTCCTGCTCATCGAGAGCGGGTTCTGGTTCCGGGCCGGGACGGTGCTGACGGTGCTGGCGCTGGGCACCGCCGTGACCGGCTTCGACCTGCACCTGCGCTGGCACCGGGCCGCCGTGGTCGGTCGGCTGATCGGCCCGGTCACCGCGGCGTTGGCCGCCCTGGCGCTGGCCGCGTTCCTGATCTTCGGCTTCGGCCGGGTGCTGGCGATGGCCTACTTCCTGGGCGGGCTGTGCGCCTGCGTCATCTGGGACCTGTGGCTGAGCGCGGGCGACAACCGGGACCTGGCCAAGGCGTTCGCGGCCAAGGCCGAGCCGGTCGGCATGCAGGGCGCCCGGCTGTTCAGCGTCCGGCACCGCCGGGCCGGGTCCCCGGCGGGCGGCCAGCGGGCGGTGGTGACCGAGGCCGGGCTGCAGCTGCCGGACGGCATGGTGGTCGGCGAGGCCGCTGAGGACATCGAGCGGGTGGAGGCCGCCCTGCGGCACCCGCCGGGCAGCTGGACGGTGACCAGCGACCTGGGCGACGCGGGGGTCGGCAACGTCAAGATCACCGACCCGCAGGTGCTGCTGCGCGGGCCCGTCCCGTGGCCGGGGCCGTCCGCTCCCGGGGAGAGCATCGCTGATGCGCCGTTCCGCCTCGGCCTGCGGCAGGACTCCGACCTGTTCCTGTACCGCCTGCTGCCCTCGCACTCGGTCAAGGTGATGGGCCAGTCCGGGTCGGCCAAGTCGATGGGCTACGCCTGGAACATGATCGCCGAGGGCGTCACCCGGCGCGACTACGCGGTGGTGGCCGCGGACGTCGCCAAGCGGCGCCAGTTCCTCGGCGCGCTGGAGGCAGCGATGGCGCTGCCGCTGGCCGTGGAGCCCGAGGATGCCGTCGAGCTGCTGTACGCGCTCAAGCGGGCCCGGCTGGCCCGCTGCGACTACCTGGCGAAGCGCAAGATGACCGAGTGGGAGCGGGGCTGCGGCCTGAGCTACCTGCACGCCCTCTTCGAGGAGACCCCGGACATCCTGGCGCTGCTGGACCGCAAGCAGCTGGAGGACCTGTGGGTGTCCCTGCAGCGCAACGTCCGGTCGGCCGGCATCCGGGCCGACTCCTCCCAGCAGTCGGTGCACCACAGCCAGGGCCCGACGGTAGCCCGCGCCCAGCAGGGCCACGTGTGCTTCGGGGTGGCCGACGCCGGCCAGGCCGAGCTGGGGCTGAGCGAGACCCAGCGGCAGCGGGGCGCCCGGCCGCAGCTGTGGGGGGCGTCCTACCCGGGGATGAGCGTGTGGGACACGCTCACCATCCCGGACGCGGACAAGGCGCTGCCGGTCCGGCTGTACTCCTGGGGGGACGGCGCGCAGGCCATCTTCGAGCACGTGCAGCAGTACGCCCAGGACCGCGACCGCGAGGTGGACGGCTGCACGATGGACGCGCTGCTGGCCAAGCCCGGCCCGTCTCCTACCAGCACGGACAGGCCCGTGGGTGGCCGGTACGATAAGGCGGGCGCGCCGCCGCCCGCGGCCAAGCCCGCCCCGGCGCAGGCCATCGCCCTGGTCCGCGACCTGCTGTGGGCCCTGCGTGACGACCCGGCCCGCCCGCGCAACGCCGCCGGCCAGGCCGAGGTGACTGCCCGGGACCTGAACGAGTCCGGGGTCTGCCAGCGGGCCGGGCGGTCCCGGTCCTGGCTGTACGGCCCGGAGGGCGCCATGGCCGTGCTGGAGGACCGCGGCGTGGTGCAGTACCTGGGCGACGCGCCGGTCAAGCACTGGGCCGTCTGCGAGGCGCCGCCGCCCGCGGCAGGGCAGGATGAGGACCCGCGGGACGAGCCCGGGGAGGAGGCGTGACCGCGCTCGCGCACCTGGCCCTGGCCGCTGCCGCGGCGGCCGTCCTGGTCCTGGCGGCCCGGGACCCGCACGGCGCGGGCCAGGCCGCAGGCCATCTCATCGCCCGCCTGGGGGAGGCCGTGAACGCCGCGGCAGCCAGCGCGGGCCACGTCAAGGGAGGACATCCGTGAACTTCTCAAATCCGAACGGCGCCGACTGGACCCCCGGCCTGATGACCGGAGAGCCGAGGCCGCACACCGGGGGCGCCGAGGTGAGGCTGGCCAGCTGCGACCCGCTGGCCGGCGTCAGGGGGTGCACGTAGGTCATGCTGTCAGCGTCAGTACGCCCCCCGGTCAGCGGAAGGGGGGGAGATTGCAGGGAGATTGCCCGGGCACCTGCAGGGCCGGAAGCGGAGCAAATATATAGTCAGCCGGCAGCCGGCGCTGTGCGGTGGCCTGCGCCCTGCCCCCGGCCCCCCGCTCAGTGCCCCCCGCCCCCCTTGACTCCAGTCAAGCCCCCGTGGTATGCTGGAGGGGTACCCGAGCCCCCCGGAGGCCCCGATGACCAGCAGGAACGACCCGGCCGCGGTGGCGCGGCGGCACCGCCGGATGGTCCGCGCCGTGCCGCTGGCGGCCGTGCCCGCCCTGGCCCTGCTCGCGGCCGGGCTGGGCACCGGGCATCGCGGCGCGCTGGCGCTGGCCGCGGCGGCCCTCGGCGCGCTGGCGCTGGGCATGTGGCTGGCCCGCCCGGCCCGGACCTGCCCGCGCTGCGGGTCCCGGGACCGGGGCGTGCACCTGAGCGTCACCTGGGACGACGGCGTGACCGAGCGGCACCTGTGCGAGCGCTGCCTGGGCCGGGGCCGCTAGCGCGCTGGCATGACCGTACTGATATACAGCAGGGCATGCCCGTACTGCCATACTGCTATCAGTACGGGCATGCCCGTACTGCCATACTGCTAGCACCCGGGCCCGGGGACCGCCGCGGGCCGGAGATCTTCCGCCCGGGCCCGCCCGGCGCGGGAAAAAATGACACCCCCCGCGCCGCCCGTGAAGGAGGATTTACGTGAGAGGCCGCAAGAACCGGCCCGCGGCGCCGCCCGCGGCCCCGCTGGCGTTCCCGGAGGACCTGTTCGCGGTGTTCGGCGGGCTGCGGTTCGCGCTGTGCCCGGGCGCCTGGGCCTACCTGCTGGCCGAGGACGCCCCGCGCGGCGGCCGGCCGACCCGCTGGTTCGACGCCGGGGAGACCGAGAACCTGTGGGAGCGCCTGGGCGCCAAGGTGCGCAGGCACGGCTGCGCCGGGGTGCCGCTGGCCCCGGGCGGGCCGCGCGGGGACGGCGGCGGGACCGGCCGGATCGCCGAGGTGCGGGTGTTCCCGTGCCGGGACCGGCACCAGGCCCGGCTGACCCAGTTCACCTTCATCGACCGGCTGGACCTGGAGAACCTCAAGGGCACCGCCGGGTACGAGGAGTGGCGGGCCTCCGGCGCCCGGCGCGGCGCGTCCCGCGGCGGCTGGCGCCGCGAGGTGGCCCGGATGGACCTGCCCGCGCACGTCACCGACGTGCTGGACGAGCGGGAGCGGGGGCGGGCCTCGTGAGCGCCTTCCCGTGGGCGCAGCTGTCCGGCCGGGCCCTGGCCGCGGACCTGTCGCGGGCCCTGGCCGCGCTGCGCCGCCGCCGGGGGCGGGCCTCGTGAGGGCGGCATATGCCGCCTACGCGGCCTGGTGCGCGCGCCAGTGCGCGGCGGCGCAGTGCTTCCCGTGGGCCCTGATCGGCGGCGGGGTCATCTTCGCCGGGACGGTGATCGCGGCCGGGGTGGTCCGGGCGCTGGTGGCCGGGATCGTGATCGAGGCCTCGCTGGCGGCCGGCGCGCTCGCCTGGGGCGTCATCGCGCTGCGCCGCGGTGCCCGCCGGGTCCCCCGCCCGGCCCCGCTGCCCGGGTTCCGGGTCACGCCCGGCGCGCCGCCCGTGGACCGCGACCTGGTCATCGCCGCCGGCCTGGACCCGTCCGGCCCGCCTGCTCCCTCGCCGGCGCCGCTGCCGGACCCGCCGCCGTACCGCTGGCCGGCCCCCGCCCGCCCGGCCCTGCCGGGCCCGGATCGCCCGGCGCTGCTGCGCGGCGTGCCGCTGGGCCCCGATGACGCCCCGGGCACGCTGGACATGACCGAGTTCGAGGTGATCCCGTGAGGCTGCCCTGGCGCCGCCCGGCGCCGCCGGAGCCCCCGGAGCGGTGCACCGACTGCGGGCAGCGCGAGGCGGTGGTGGCCGCGCAGTTCCGCGGCCGTCACCCGCGGGCCGGGCAGGACGCCGGGCTGTGCCGGATCTGCTGGGAGGCCTCCGCGGAGCAGAAGCAGGCCGTGCCGTGACCGGGTGGGCGCTGGCGCTGGTGATCCTGGCCGCCGGGCTGACCGTGGCGCACGGCTGCGCCGACCACGGCTGGCTGGGCGCCTCCCCGACCGGGCACCACGCCCGCTGGCTGGCCCGCCCGCCCTGGTACCGGGCGGTGATGTCGGCCGGGCCCGCCGTGGTGGCCGGCGCGCTGGCCGCCGGGTATGTCTTCTGGCCGTTCCCGGCCACGGTGGCCGCGGCGGTCGCCGTGGCGGCCTGGGCGGCCTACGTCTTCGGCCCGCGCCGCTGGCGCGAGCCGCCGCTGCCGATGGACTGAGGAGGTAACTGACCATGGGAGGTCTGGTGATCGCGGGCCTGGTGCTGGCCGTGCTGGCCGTGGCGCACCTGGCCGGCGGGGCGCGCAGCCACCGCCGGCACTACCGGGCGCACGGCGCGCACCCGAACCTGTACTACACCTACGGCCGGGGCTGGTACGGCAGCATCCGCCTGCCCGGCGGGTTCCGCCTCGGGCACCGGCTGTGAGGGGCCGGCGGTGGAGAGGCTGACCGAGGGCGCCGGCGTGGCGCACCTGGCCGGCGAGCCCGAGCCGGGCTGGCTGCACGAGTCATGGGACGAGTACGCCAGCTTGTCGATGGAGCACATCCACCCTGCCGGCGACCCGAAATCAGGAAAAGAATCCGGGGGATCGGACGCCAGCACTTGACTTGAGTCAACTTGACTTGAGACAATGGGGGCATGGCAACCCCGCTGCGCACCAGCTACCTGAGCCGGCCGCTGTCCCGGGCCGGCGAGCACCGGGAGAACGATGGAACCAGTCAGCATCCTGCTCAGCCAGGGCAAGGCGGCCCTCGCCGACCTGGCCGACGTGCCGCTGGTCGCCGGGTTCACCTGGTGTGCTCATCGCAAGGGCAACGGCCTGTGGTACGCGGTGGCCTACGTCCCGGGCTCGTTCAGCCGCCCGCTCGGGCGTTCGCCGCGCTACATCGCCATGCACACGCTCATCACGGGCTGGCCACGGGTGGATCACCGGGACCGCAACGGGCTGAACAACACGCGGCTCAACCTGCGCGAGGCCGCCGATGGCCAGAACCAGGCGAACACCGCCAAGCGCAAGCGCGCCAATGCGTCGTCCCGGTTCAAGGGCGTCAGCTTCACCCCGCGGACCGGCCGGTGGGCAGCTGGCCTTACGTGTGCCGGGCGGCATGTGCATCTTGGGTACTTCGATGATGAGCGGGACGCGGCACGGGCCTACGACGACGCGGCGCCGCGGCACTTCGGCGAGTTCGCGCTCACCAATTCAGACTTGGGCCTGTACGAGGGAGTGTGAGCTGGAGGGAACCACCCACGCCGCGAGCGGCATGATCGCCGGCGCCGCCCTGGCCTTCGCCGTCCCGGGCCCGTGGCAGCATCACCTGGCCCTGGCCGCGGTGCAGGGGCTGGCCGTCGGCGGGCTGGCGCTGGCCCCCGACATCGACCACCCGCGCGCCACGTTCGCCTGGACCGCGGGCCCGCTGAGCCGGGGCGTGTCCCACCTGGCCGCGGTCGCGTTCGGCGGGCACCGCCAGGGCCTGCACAGCATCCCGGTCACCGCGGCGCTGTCCGGCCTGGCCCTGTGGACCGTGGGCGTCGCGCACTGCCGCCCGGCCGCCTGGGCGTTCGGCGCGTTCCTCGCGGTGCTGGTCGCCGGCGGGCTGATCGCCACCGGGTTCGCCCGCCAGGGCCCGGTCGCGCTGCTGGCCGGCGCCGGGCTCGCCTGGTACGTGGTGACCCGGGACCCGGGCGCGCTGGCCTGGATGATCGCGCTGGGCATGGGCCTGCACATCGCCGAGGACTGCTGCACCGGCTACGGCACCGCGCTGCTGTGGCCGTTCCGGCGCCGCCGCTACCTCGGTGCCCGGGCGCGCGTGCAGCGCACCACGCACGGCGTGAGCCGGGCCCGCAAGGCGCGGGGCGGGCGGCCCGCTCGCGGCCGGTCTTCCCCCCGGCCGCGCGTGATGGCTGGCAATGGCAGCCGCCCGCCCCGCGCCCCCAACGGTAACGGACAGGTCACGCCGCCCCCCGGCGCCCCGCCGATGCCGAAGACCCGGGTCCTGCCAGCCGGCTACGGGTACCTGCTGCGCGCGCACTGCAATGACTGCCTGGACAAGCGCTGCGACCTGTGCCGGGACCGCGGCTGCGAGTGCCGCGGCACTCACCCGAAGCGGGCCCCCAAGCCGCCGCCGTACGACCCGGACCCGCAGGGAAATAATCCCCCGTTCTAGAGAGGAGGGCGCGATGAAGATCGTGCAGGTCACCTGCACCTGGAAGAGCACGCATGCGGTCGAGGTGCCCGATGACTTCACCGACACCGGGTGCCTGGAGGACTTCCCGGCGCAGGCGCTGGAGGAAATGACCCCCGCGGCGGCCGAGCTGACCGACTGGGCGGTCCGGGAGCGGAGGCCGTGATGCGCGCCGTCCTCATCGCCGGCCTGGCGGTCCTGGCCGCGCTCGGCGCGTTCCTGGCCGCCGAGGCCGCCGCCGGGCTGGCCCGCCCCGGCATGGCCGTGCCCGGCGCGGCGTTCGCCCTGGCCATGGCGGCCGGGCTCGCGGTACTGGCCCGGCCGGTGCTGCGCCGTCCCCGGCCGCGCCCGGCGCCCCGGGCTTTGACTGCAGTCAAGCGACCCGCTATCATGGGCCCCGTGACCGCATCACCGGAACAGGGAGGCACGAGCACGTGAGCTATGACCCGCACAAGGTCCGCATCATCGCCCGGGGCGGCCGGGACCTGACCCCCCGCGGCGAGGAGGACGAGACCGGCTTCGAGGCCGCGCTGGGCGCCCTGCTGGCCGACCGCGAGGTGGACGTCATCGCGGTGAACGCGGGCGCGCTGGACCCCGTGCCGGTGCCCGGCCTGCAGGCCCGGGTCGTCATCACCACCACGCCGGACCCGGGCGAGCCGGGCGCCAGCGACACGGGCGCCGAGGTCACCTGGGCGATGCGGGACGGGCCCGCCTGCGAGGCCGAGGCCCGGGCCATGCTCCGGGTGCTGGAGCTGGCGGTCGCGCTGGCCGGGGAGGCCAGCCGGCACATCCGCATCGCCTGGTTCCGGGACCGCGAGCAGGCGTGGGCGGCATCATGAGCGGGACCGCGCTGGACGTCGGGCACCTGCTCGGGATGCACGTTACGCAGGCCTGGCTGGAGCAGCTGCGCGACGCCATCGACAATGCCAGCGACCAGGACCGCGTGACCTGGCTGACCGACCACGGCCGGCGCGTCGCGGCCATCGTGCCGGCGGACGTGGCCGAGCACCTGGAGGTGACGGGGGGATGACCGCAGCGCGCGGCTATGACCCGGTGCCGGACCTGGCGCAGCTGATCGACGGCCTGCATGATGCGTGCACCGACCAGGCCGAGGGCTCGTTCTTCCGGCGGATGGGCGACCTGATGGCCGGCCCGTATGGTCGGCTGCGCGGCGGGCTGCTGCTGGATGAGCCCGGCTGCGAGGACCAGGGCACCGAGGCCGCGCTGCGCGAGGCCCTGCAGGCGCTGATCACCGCCCGCGGCAAGCTGATGGGCGATGCGGACTTCGAGGCGCTGGCCGCCGAGGCCGAGCGCGGTTATGACCTGGGCCAGCTGAGCGGCGGGCTGCTGCTGGATGAGCCCGGCTGCGAGCATGAGGAGGCCTGATGGAGTGGTACACCCTGGACCGCACGGTCCGCGGCTCCGGCCGCCTGGACGTCTACCTGATCGCCGTCGACGAGCACCGCGCCTGCGCCTACCTGACCAGGTTCCGCACGGAGTACCGCGGGCCCGGCCGCCACGGCCGGGAGGCGGACGCGTTCGAGGTGGCCGAGCAGGCCGCGCGGAACCGGATCGAGACCATCTGCCAGCGCGGGCCCGGCCGCCCGCCGCTGGCCGTCGAGCTGGACGCCGCGGTGGTCCACCTGGTCGAGCTGGCCGAGCGCTACGAGTCGGGCGAGCCTGTCACCGGGCACCCCGGCTGGGAGCACCCGGCGCCCGTGCCGGTGCCGCACCTGGCCGACGACGACAGCGAGGCGCACGCGGACGCGGCCCGGGATCGCGCGGGCTATACCGGTCCCGGGCCCTGGGTGGCGCCGGTCGAGACCGGCGAGCCGTTCCGCAGCGCGGCCGAGCGCGAGCGGGACGCGTCGAGGGGAGACTGAGGTGCTCCTGGCCCGGCGCTGGGCGCGGATCAGCCTGGCGCTGTCGGCGGTCTCGCTAGCGTGCGCGGCGGTGATCACTGCCGCGCTGGCCTGGGGCGTGCGTCCTGCGTGGTGGGAGCTGGCCGTCTACGCCTGGATCGTGTGCGTCCTGGACGGCCGGTCCCAGGTCCTGACCGGCGATGCCATGCGCTGGCGCCCGTGATGAGGCAGTTCCTGGCCTGGTTCTTCGACCGGCAGGCGTGGCGGGAGGACTGGCCGCTGTACCTGTCCGGCGGCATCGTGATGGCGCTCTTCGTGATGTCTCTGGCGCTGGGCCTGGCCGTGATGGCGTCGCTGTGTGCCGTGGCCGGGCTCGGGCTCATCTGGTACTCGGCCCGCGGGGGCCGGACGTGAGGACCGCCTGGCGCCCGGCCTGGGAGGAGGGCGTCCTGCTGGAGGAGACCTGGGTGCCGCTGTGGATGCTGCGCCGGCTGGCTGACAGGCACCCGAACCCGGGCCCGCTGCGCCGCGCCGGGATGCCGCTGCCCGGGCACATCGGCCGGGCCTGCGAGCTGCACGGGCTGGCCATCCGGGCCAAGGAGACCGGCTGGCTGTCCGGGGCCCGGATGACCGCGTTCCTCAAGGAGCTGGAGCGCGCGCCTCAGCCGGAGCTGCCGTCGTGACCCGGTGGCCGGCGGGTGCGCCACCCGGGCCGCCGCTGCCGGCCTGGGCGCTGGCCCTGGGCCTGGCCGTGACGCTCGCCGTCGGCATCCTGGCTGTCCTGGTTGCGACCAGGTGGTGGCCGGCCTGGCAGGCCCGCCGCGAGGTCCGCCGCGACCTGGCGAAGCTGGAGCGGGACGGCTGGCCGGGCTAGCCCGGGGTCACTTCGCCCACAGCTGGCGGTCACTGAAGTCCCACCAGTCGGCAGGGGTGCACTTGCGCTCATCGCCCAGGTCCGGGTGCGCGTAGCCGACCTCGGGCAGGTCGTACAGCATGGCCGCCAGCGAGCTGCAGACCACGTGCCCGGGCAGCAGGTTGTGGTCGCTGGGCCAGCGCCACAGCGGGTCGATCGCCTCGCTCAGGTCGGTCAGGTGCAGTGCCCGGCAGGTGTCCTCGGCGATGCCCACCCAGTCATAGGCGATGCCGACGGACTTCGCGGCCGAGGCGAGCAGGGTGCTCAGCTGGCCGCGGTTGTCCGGCTTGGGCTGGCCGTGGTTGGACCGGGTCCGGGAGTCCGGCAGCCAGGGGGTGACGTCGACCAGGCCGACCCCGCCGGGCTCGCCCTGCACCGCGATCCACCGGCCGCGCCTGTCCTGGTGGGTGACGATGGCCACGTGGTTGGCGACGGCGGGCCTGCCCATCAGCGCCTCGCCGGCCCGGATCGCGTCCGAGGCCCAGCTGGCCGAGGTCCAGACCGCCAGCACGTCACCGGGCGCCGCCTGCAGCAGTGTCATGCCTGCTCTATCGGCAGCGCGTGGTGGCGCCCGTTGGGCGGTACCTTCCCGAGCAGGATGTCCTCGGCGGTCAGCCCGAGGCGGTGCGCGGCCACCGGGATCACGGCCTGGTGGGTCAGCAGCATGAGCACCGCGGACAGGCCCGCGGTCAGCGCGCTGACCTGCGGGCCGCTGGCGTGCAGCCCGAACGCCGAGGCCGCGGCCAGCACCGCGGCGGTGGCCCCGGTGATGCCCGGGATGAACCACGGCCGGGCGGCCAGCGCGGTGATCACCGCGACCAGGGAGGTGCTCACGGTGGTGATCGCGCCGGCCTGGGACCGGTCCAGCCGCAGGCCGAACCCCGCGGCGAGCACCAGGGCGGTGTTGACCGCCCAGGTGACGGCGACCGGGTTGAGCGAGACCGCGGTGCGCAGCTGGTCGCCGAGGGAGGGCTGCGCGGGCGCCGGGACGCCCGGCAGCGGGGTGGTGGCCATACCCGGACCATCGGCAGGAAATAATCTCCTTCCATGGCCAGGCTGACCAGCGAGCAGGCGGCCGGGCTGTACCGGCAGGGCCTCTCGGCGTGCGTGATCGCGCAGCGCTACCGGCTGACCCGCTCCGGTGTCGAGGGCCGGATCAGGGCCGCGGGCCTGGGCGGCCTGGCGTGGTGCCCGGTTCACCGCGTGCATGAGGAGCTGCGCCTGGCAGACGGCCCGGTGTACCGCGTGACCTGAGATTCCCGCGTCCAGGGCGCGCCGCCTGCTTGACTCCAGTCAAGTCCGTATGAGAGGATATAGGGGTACTGACAACCCCCGAGCAAGGGACGGCGCCATGAACGTCAAGGATGTGCAGGGCCTGGTGGACGAGGTGGCCCGCAACAAGGCAGACGACGAGCACGCGCACGGGCTGGAGGATGAGATGTACCGCTCGGTCCTGGCCGCCATCGCCGACGGCGCGGCCGAGGACCCGGCGGGCATGGCTCGGCTGGCCCTGTCGGCCGGCGACATCGAGTTCGCGCGCTGGCGCGCGTGAGGGGGACGGCACCATGAGCCTGTACCAGACCGAGATGACCGAGGCGGCGCTGCGCCACTTCACCCCCGACGAGCTGGCCCTGGCCCGCGCGCTGCGCGATGCCTCGGCCCTGCGCCGCGAGCCGACCCCTGGCCAGCCGGACGGCATTCACCGCATGCACCTGATCACCGAGCTGTCCGCCGAGCGCTGGCTGCCGGACCCGGATCACCCGGTGCAGTGGCACCGCGTGGCGCGGCGCCTGGTGAGCAAGGGCTGGGCTGGGTACCGCACGCTTCACGGCAGCCGCCGGTACGGCCTGACCGAGGTCGGCGAGGCCCGGCTGCGCACTGCCGAGGCCGCGCTCGGCCGTACCATCGTGGTGCTGTGCCAGCAGCAGGTCAACCAGGCTACGCATGATCTGGAGTCCGCGCGGCGCGCAGTCCAGGTCTATACCGAGACGCGGCGGCTCGCGCTCTCCGCGCTGGCCCAGGCCGAGGAGCGGCGCGAGTCCGACGTGCGCGACACGGCCGGGCACGTCCTGAGCCGCTGAACCGTATCGCTTGACTGGAGTCGAGGACGCGAGTAGACTTGACTCCAGTCAAGCATATTGGAGGACTGAGATGGCGCAGCAGCCGCAGGGCCCGGACCCGCTGGACGGCCCGTTCATGACCGCCGGCCAGCTGACCGACTATAGCGACGAGCCCGGCTACGCGATCCTGCCGCAGCACATGGCCGAGGACGGGCCGCTGTACCGGCAGTGCGAGGCCCGCAAGACCCCGCACCCCGCCCACGCGTGGGCGCGCGGGGAGTACTGGTGCGAGGGCCGCGGCTACGGTGTCGCGGTGACCACGAGCGAAGGGAGGTAGCAGGTGAGCACGAGCGAGGGGCCCGCCACCCCGGCGGGCCCCGCCGCGCGCCGCGACCAGGTGGCCTGGAAGCGCATCGGCGGCTTCCCCATCCGCGCGGGGCTGACCGCGGACCAGTTCTACCGGCTGCCGCTGTACGCCCGGGCCTACATCGAGGCCGTCGAGGCCGAGCGCGACGGGCTGGTCGGCCAGGTGGAGCGGCTGCGCGCTGCGCAGCTGCCCGAGCCCGGCCCCCAGGCCTACCCGCCCGGCAGCATCGAGCGCGAGGAGGCCAGGCCGTGAGCACCGTCATCGAGCCGGGCGGCTTCGCCGAGCGCGAGCGGGCCGAGCACCCCGAGCGGGTCATCTTCGTCGTGCTGGCCGACGGGTCCGAGCGCCCCGCCCGGGACTACCCGTACGGGGAGTACGCCTGCCCGTGGTGCGAGTCCCCGGTGATCAGCCCCGAGGGCCACAACGCCCGCGAGCTGGACCGCATCCGCTACTGCCAGGCCGAGGGCAGCGAATACCGCCCGCAGGGTTACTACGACAGCGACCGCGCGGCCTGGGAGGCGCACGGCTGCCAGAACCCGGCCTGCCTGGTGAATTATTCTGCGGTCCGGCTGGCCGCCTGGTACGAGGAGCAGGCCGAGCGCGAGGCCGAGCAGGCGCGGCGCGAGGCCGTGGCCCGCTGGCACGCCGAGTACACCGCGCGCAAGCGGGCCGAGGAGGAGGCCGCCTGGGCGGTCATCCGCGACCAGGCGCTGGCCGCCGGGCAGTGCATCGCCTGCCTGCGCGCCAGCTACTGGCAGGTCCGGCCGCACCTGGTGCGGCACCGCGACCCGGGTAACTGCCCGCTGAGGAGGAGGCACGCAGCATGAGAATGATCATCGAGGACCGTGACGGGATGTCCCGCGAGTTCTACGCGGACATGCAGGAGCGGGCCGACCAGTTCGCCGGCGGGCGCATGATCCTCGGCGGCGGCGTCGATGGGCACGTCACCATCCTGGCCATCGAGGCCCCCGACGGCGGCTACGGCTGGATCAAGGGCACCGGTCGAGAAGCCGCCGCTGCAGGACTTCCTGCGCATGGTGGCCCAGTTCGCCAAGGCGGCCAGGTGATGGCCGGTAACCCGCTCGACGAGGCGCGGCCTCTGCTGGGCAAGCGCGTGGTCGTCACCCTGAAACTGGCCGAGGGCGAGACGCCGGCCGTGGTGACCGAGGGCACGCTGCTGGGCTTCGGCACGGACGGCGAGTTCGAGGTGCTGCACTCCGACGGTACCGTGCACTACTGCTGGCCCCTGCTCGGCATCAAGAAGGCCGGCCATGAGCAGTGAGGGCACAGCATCGCCATGACCGAGCTGAAATTCATGCTCCGCCGGGAGCGCCATCCCGAGGACCCGGACCGTCCCGCCGACGAGGAATAATTTGACCCGAGTCAAGTCAGCCTGGTACCATGGGATCAGTGGCCCGGTCCCAGGGCCGTACTAGAGGGTGGGGCACATCATGAGCGAGACTTCCGAGAAGCCGCAGCCGGGCGACACGCTGGAGCGCGACCTGGACTCGATGACCAACATGAGCGGGCGGCTAGGCAGGGCGCTGAAAGACCGGCTGCGCGCCGCGGTCGAGACCCCGTGCGAGGCCACGTGGGACAACGCCTACAGCATCATCCTGAATGCCGACGTCGGCCTCGGCCTCACGCTCTGGCAGGCCGTCAACATGGTTGACCCGCCGTTCAGCTTCGTCAAGGGCCCGGTTACCCGCTGGGTGGACGATGAGAGCCGCGAGCGCGGCGGCTACTCGGTGCCGGTGTCGGGCTGGTCCCGCACCCCCACGGCCGAAGTCATCCGTACGGCCATCGCCTACGCGACCCACTAGGAGGAGCCATGGCTGACATGTTCGGGTACGTCAAGAGCTTCGAGGTCGAGCGGGATGAGCAGCACGTGCTGCTGACCTGCGCGGACCCGGAGGGCGGCAACGACCTCGTGGTCCGGGTGGAGAAGGGCCAGCTGGCGTTCATCGCCGATGCCAAGCCGCTGGCCGGGTTTGCCGGGATGGCACAGACGCCGACCGACTTCACCCGGGAGCTGGCCGGCGATGGCTGAGCAGGTCATGCCCGCCGAGGTGCAGGGCGGCACCGAGGAGCAGGCCCGCGGCTACCTGGCCGCGCGCGGTTACCCGCCCGCCGAGGCCGAGTGGGTGCTGGAGCAGGCCCGCAAGTTCCCTGGCCGGTACGAGTACGCCCGGCCGGACCGGTACGCCTGGGCTGTGAAGCACATGCCCGGCGGCACCTGGTGCGCCGGGGACTCGACCGAGACCGAGCGCCGGATCACCGCGCTGGGCACCGCCGCGCGCAACGGCTGGCGGCTGGTCCCGTGACCGGGCTGCCCGAGCTGCCGCCGCGCGAGCTGGCCGCCGGCGACTGGGTCGAGGGCTACCAGCTGATCGCCCGGGCCCCGGTGTCGTTCATCGCCGGGCCGCGCAGCCGGCACATCGGCGGGCTGTCCGTCAGGGGCGCCTGGTCCGACCCGTGGTGGGCCTACGACCCGGCCCGCGGCTGGGCGGTCGCCAGGCGCTGGAAGAGCAAGGTGCAGGAGACCATCGACTGGAGCGGCGGCTGGCAGGCCTCGGGCCGGGTGACCATCCTGGCCCGCGACGAGGTCATCGTCGAGCCCTACACCGCGGAGGAGGCATCAGCATGAGGATCCTGGTCGAGCTGCCCGGCGCCGCGCGCCGGTACACCTACGAGGCCCCGGACGGCACCAAGGTCGGCGACACGGTGACCGTGCCGGGCCCGCCGTGGGATCGCCGGTCCCCCCAGCAGGGCACCGTGGTCTCGCTGCAGTCCGACTACGACGGCCCGGTGGTCTCGGTGATAGCGCCGGATGATGCGGCCGTGCCCGAGTCCTGGCTGGGCAGCTGGCAGCGGACCTATGACTACCTGCGGGCCTGCATGCAGGGCCTGGACCTGCTGCTGTCCGAGCCGCACCCGGCTGACCCGAAGTGGCACGAGGGCTGCGACCGGGGGCGGCGGCGGATCACGGCAGCCTGCGCGGCGCTTGCGGTTTACGCCGTGCGCCCTGAGGACGACAAGCCGCCGTACTGATGGCCCGCTACGGCGCCCGCACCGACGCGACCCCCGAGCGCATCGCCCTGCTGCCCGCCTGGGCCCGGGACTACATCACCCGGCTGCAGCACCAGCTGGACATTGCCCGGGGCCGGATCGCCGCGCTGGAGGGCGGCCGGATCGCCGAGCTGGAGGACCGGGTGGCCGCGCTGGAGGTGCTCGTGGCCACCGGGCGCACCCGGAACCGCAACCGGATGGTGCTGCGCTCGGACGGCACCGCCGGGCCGCGAAAATGACAGTGCCCCGAGTTAGACTTGACTCCAGACAACCCAACGAGTGCAAGGGAGGCACACCGTGAGCATCACCAAGGACACCGTCATGGCCCTGCGGCCCACCGCGTTCGAGGTCCAGTCCGAGACCGACCCCGAGCGGACCTACCGGGTGCAGCTGCCTGACTGCTGGTGCCCGGACTTCCGGTACCGCCGCGCCAACCCGCCCGAGGGCCGCCCCGCGCGGCTGGAGGACTTCTTCTGCAAGCACCTCTGGCAGGCGTTCAAGGCGGCTGGCTGGCAGGTGCCCGTGCCCAGGCCGGATTACGAGGGCCTCGGCACCACGGCCGCGCGCAAGCTGCTGATGGCCCGCGGCGCCGTCCGGGACACCGTGGACCGCCAGCTGACCGCGACGGGCAGCCTCGGCGGCCCGAAGAGGGTGCGGCTGGGCGACGGCCAGGACGCCACGGTCTGGTTCGACCGGTTCAGCGGCAAGTACGGCGTCAGGCTGCCCGCATGAGCCGGTACCGGGTGGACATGGCCTTCTACGTCGAGGCCGATGACGAGGAGGCGGCGCGGCTGCAGGTCGAGGACGGCATCAGCGCCCGGCTGGCCGCCGACTACGACTGGGTAGGCACCGTCCCGGCGGGATAATTCCCCTTCGCCTGCGGCGGCCGGGCCCCCGGCCCTACCATGACCTGATGGCATCGCCGGACCTGGCCGGGCTGTATGCCGAGCACGCGCCCGGCGCGCGCCGGCTGGCCGCCTGCCTGGTCCCCCGCGACGATGCGGAGGACCTGGTGGCCGAGTCGTTCGCCAGGATCACCGCGGCGGTGCGCCGGGGCGGGCGCCCGGAGCGGTTCCGGCCCTACCTCATGACCGTGATGCGCCACGAGGCGCGCCGGTCGGCCGGCAAGCACCGGCTCCGGGCGGTTCCGGAGCCCGCCCCGGAACCGCCGCCCGCGCCCGGCGCGGACGAGGAGGCCGCCCGGGCCGAGGAGGCCATGCGGGTGCTGGCCGCGTTCGCCGCGCTGCCCGAGCGCTGGCGCGCGGTGCTGTGGGCGACCGCCGTCGAGGGGCACGGCCCGGCCGAGCTGGCCGGGCGCTGGGGCATGAGCCCGGCCGCCGTGGCGCAGCTGGCCGCGCGGGCCCGCGAGGGGCTGCGCCGCGCCTGGTTGCAGGCTCACGTGGGCCCGGTGCCCGGGCCCTGCCGCCGGTACGCCGCGGACCTCGGCGCCGCCACGAGAGGCCGGCTGGCCCGGTCCAGGCGGGCCGCCCTGGACGCGCACCTGGCCGGGTGCCCCGGCTGCCGGGCGCAGGCCGCCGAGCTGGCCGGGCTGAACGCCCGGATGCGCGAGCTGCTCGGCCCGGCCGCGCTGCTGCTGGCCGCCCGCCGGTTCCTGACCCGGCTGCACCCGGCCGCGCTCGGCGCCGGGGTGGCCGCCGCGGCCGGGCTGACGCTGGTCACCCTCCCCTATGCCACGCCGCCGGGGGCCCCCGCGGCCCCGGCCGTGTCCCGGCCCGCCCTCGCGGTGCCCGCACCCCCGCTCGCGGGACCTCGCATGAGCGGCGGCCGGCACGCCCGGGCCGCCCCGGCCATGCTCCCGGCGGCGTGCACCTCCCCCGCGGCCAGCCCGAGCGCGGTCCCGGCCGCCGCTCCGGCCCGCCCTGCGCCGAGCCCGGGCATGACCGGTACGACAGCGCCGCCGGGCCCGTCGCCGAGTCTGTCGCCGAGCGCTCCGGCCAGCCAGGGCGCCCCGCCTGGATTTGACTCTAGTCAAGTATCGTGGTAGGCTGGAGCCCTAACTCCACATCACCCCGTTCCTGGCGGGACTCCCCCCGGAGAAGGCATCGGGCACCCAGACCCGGCCGACGGACCAAGGAGCCTGCGGGGCACCCGGGCCGAGCCAGGTCAGGGAAGCAGCCCGCCAGGGCCGGGGTGATGTGGAGGCGCGGCGCGTTACAGACACCACGGCCGGGCCGGGGGCCGGGAGCCGAGCAGGTCCCGGGTTCTAGGTGATGTCGTCTGGGAGGTCGTTCGCAATGCCTGGCCCGCGTGCCAGGTAAACAGCGGCCCGGTACCGCGGGAGCGCCGCGTCCGTCCGTAGTACCGAGCGAAGGGATGGCACGAGACATGCAGTTCTGGGAAGAGAACAAGGCTGACCAGGGGTTCGACTGGCCGGTGGCCGTGGTCGCCTACGCGTTCATGGCCCACTACTGGGCCCAGCCCGCTGAGGTCCGTGACGGTGTGCTGCTGGAGCGGCAGCTGCGCGGCTGGCTGACCGCGAAGGACGGCCTGAACGCCGTGTGGGAGGCCGAGCAGGGCCCTGACAGCTTCGAGGAGCTGTTCGGCCAGGTGCGCGAGCGCGCCAGGGCCGGGGCGCCGTCATGACCGCGGTCACCGACCAGGACATCGCCCGGGCCTGCGAGCGGCTCGGCGCGCACCAGGTCGCGCTGCTCGGCTGCCTGCTCGGCCGCCACCACGGCTGGCACGAGAGCTACTGGCCGGGTGACGGCTGGACCTACAGCACGCCCGGCGAGACCAGGCGCCTGCTGCGCAGCCTGGCCGCCCGCGGCCTGGTCACCTCCTGCCGGGTGCCCGGTCCCGGGCGCGAGGTCGAGGGTACCCGGGACCGGTATGCCCTGACCGACCTCGGCCGCGCCGTCGGCCGTCATCACTTCCCCAGTGCCCGGCCCGTCTAACGGCGGTTAGCCGTCCCATTTGACACTGGTTAAACCTCCCGGTAGCCTTGACTGTAGTTAAGCCGCGGGCATGAGGCCGCGCGGCGCTGATCACAGGGAGGCGCCGGATCCATCATGAGCAACACCCCTGACATCCCGGGCCCCGAGCCCGGCGACCCGGCCTGGCTACGGCGCGAGTACGACAAGGCCGCGCTGGCCCCGCCGGTTCACAACGCCCTGGCCGTCATCGCGTTCCTCGCGGCCTTCATCGCGCCGCTGGCCGGCGCCATCCTCGGCCACGTGTCCAACCGCGAGTCCGCCCGCGCGGGCCGCCGCCGGTCCGGCCTGGCCGTCGCGGCCACCTGGATCGGCTGGGCGCTCACCATCCTGGCCGTCATCGTCATGATCGCGGTCATCGCCGCGGCGATGCACGGCCCGGCCGCCGGGTCCTGACCCGGCCCCCAGACGTACCGGGCCCGCTAACCCGGGCCCGGTACCCCACAAGAGGCAGGCACGAGAAGGGAGAAACAACCATGCCACACCTCATGCGCAGGGCCATCATAGCCCTGTCAGCAGCGGGCGCCGCCGCCGTCCTCGGCGCGTCGCTCGCCGCCCCGGCCGCCAGCGCGGCCACCGCCACGGCAGCCGTTCACCCGGCTGCCGTCACGCAAGTGCGCTACCAGCAGGCCCAGAAGTGGGACCTGTCCGGGCGCAACGAGATCTCGCTGCCGTTCGCCGGCCAGACCTGGACCTATCAGGTCCGGTTCAGCCAGTCGGCGTTCATGCTGCGCGGTCACCGGCCCGGCCAGGTCTACGCACTGCGCGGCTACCTGACCGACGCGAAGTACTACCTGCTCACCACGGGCCAGGACAAGCTGCTGGTCATGCGGATCAAGGACGGCAGCGTCACCGAGAACCGGGACGGCACGGCCACGGTGAAGTTCACCGTCAGCTACCCGGCCGGCTCGGTGCAGGGCAACCGGACCTTCACCGGCACCGTCAAGGTGCTGCCGCAGCCGCGGCACCACCGGGGCGAGATCAAGGGCCAGCTGGCCGGCACCTGGAGCCAGGACGGCTCCCAGGCCGTGCCCGCGGGCAGCACCTGGGCCGCGCTGTACCCGGTCAAGGCCGAGCGCTGACCTAGCACGAGAGGAGAGCGCAGCCCCGGGTCGTGGCGGCCCGGGGCTGCGTGTCGTCTTTGACCGGAGTCAACGAGCCGGTAGGCTGGGGGATCCGTGCAACCCGTGACTGTTCCGGGACAGGGAGGCGCATTGAGCGACAGCACCGGCATGACGCCGGCCCGGCCCGTTCTGCATCTGGTCAAGGGCCCGCCGCCGGGCACGCGGGAGGTGGCCGCCGCGCTGGCCGCCGCCGGGGTCCGTCATCCCGGCTGGAGCTACGAGGACTCGGCCGCCGCGGTGCTGACCGCGCTGGCCCAGCTGGACGCCGCGGGCTGGCCTGAGCCCGGCCAGCCGGTCGAGTACCAGTTCGGCGAGGGCGGCGTCACCCGCCGCGGCACGTTCGCCGGCCTGGACGCCGGGACCGAGTTCACCGCCCGGGTCGTCCCCGAGGGCGTGACGTCCAGCTACCAGGTGCCGCTGAGCCAGGTGCGCCCGGCCAGCCGCCGGTCCGGCCTCGGCCCCGGGTAAGGGGCTCAGCCGCCCCAGGTGACGTCGGGGGCGATGCCGTGCGGGGCCGCGGGGGCGTGCCAGGTGACCGCGGAGGCCGCGGCGGCGGTGCCCCCGGACGCGGCGAGCACGCCGCCGAGGATGGCGAGGGCGGCACCGAGGCGGCGCAGGTTCCTGGTCATGGGCATCCTTCCGGTCCGGCGGCGCTTAATAACAGAACGTACTCGCGTGGCTACGTACCGTCAATACACCCCCGGTGCCGAAGTACACAGGCATGGGTGCCCGGGCGTTCAGCGCGGCCGTGCTGGCCGTGGTCGCGGCCGGCACCGTGCTGCTGCTGGTCCTGGCGCCTCGCCCGGACGGCTACGCCTGCGTCCGGGTGCACCTCGGCCCGCCCGTGTGCGGCACCCGGGCCTACCCGTGAGCTGGTGGCGCGCCGTCAGCGACGGCAGCGAGTGGCTGGCCGTCAAGCTGGCGCTGGTGTTCGGCTTCGTCTGGACCGTCTGGGCGTTCTTCGTCATCCCGCTGGTCGCTCCGCTGTTCCCGGCCGCGGTGCAGGCCAAGGTGTTCTATTACGGCAGCGGGTGGGTGCAGCTGTTCGCGCTGCCGCTGCTGACCTGGATCGGGAACAAGACCCAGGCGCTGGGCGACCGGCAGGCCCGGGCCCAGGCCGAGCTGCTGGCCCGCAACACCGAGCTGACCGAGGACACGGCCAGGGTGGGCGCCCTGGCCCGGGACCTGCTGCAGCAGAACACCGAGCTGACCCGGCACGTGCTGGAGGGCCAGGTGACCGCCGACGGCATCGCCCTGGCCGTCACCGACTCCCGCGCCTCGGCCGAGCGCGGGCGCGACATCATGCTGGAGCGCATCGAGGGCATCGTGACCGGCAACGCCGAGCTGGCCCGCACCATCGAGCACCTGGCCGCGCAGCTGGCCGCGCGGATGCCGCCGCCCCCGCCGGACCCCGGTCCGTGGCATTCCCCGCACCGGGACTGACCAGGCCGGGCGCCCTGCTTGACTCGCGTCTAGCCCGCGAGTAGACTTGACTCAAGTCAATGAACCCCGAGTACAGGGAGGCGCCGAGCACATGCAGGCTATCCTGGTCAATACCGCGGACTGGGCCGCCGAGGCGAGCGTGCCCGGCCGCCCGGGCCTGGACCGGCCCGAGGTCCCCGAGGGCTGGCTGATCGCCAACGCCCCCCGCCCGCTGGCCGGGCGGATCACCTGGACCGGGCCGTTCCGGCACGGGACCTTCTACGCCGCCAGCCCCGAGCTGCCCGAGGGCACGTTCGGCTGGGAGGCCGACGACGGCTGGCTGGTCGAGTGGATCGACAACGAGGTCATCCGGGCCCGGGTGCTGGCCCGGGTCGCCGGCTACGGTTATGACACCCTGGAGGCCCTGGAGGAAGACGGCATCCCGGTGGCGCACATGGCGGCGGACATGCAGCTGCCCTGGCACGAGGAGGCGGGCACGTGAGCTTCCGGCCCGGTAACCTGACCCAGGGCGAGCTGGTCACCCTGGTCACCTGGCTGATGAACCGGCTGCCGTCCGAGGACCGTGGCGAGCTGATGGCGCAGTACCCGGTGCTGTACCTCAGGTTGCACCCGGGCACCGGCAAGGCCGTGCTGGAGCAGGTGACCCGGACGCTGGCCGTGCTGGAGCCCGGCATCTCGCTGGATCGCCTCGACGACCTGGTGGACGGTGCGTCATGACCGGCCCCGAGCACTACGCCGAGGCCGAGCGGCTGCTGGCTGCGGCCGGCGAGCAGGGCCGGCTGCTGGCAGAAACGGACCGGCAGCGCCAGGCGGCCCAGGTGCACGCCACGCTGGCGCTGGCCGCCGCGACCGCGATGTCGCACTGGAACGGGCCCGAGCTGCCCATGCCGCAGGACGATCGGCTGGCCTGGCTGGCCTGCGCGAGCGAGAAGCCGGCCGGGGACGCGTGGCGCCGCGAGGCCGAGCGCGCTGAGGCCGCGGGGGGCGAGCACCGTTGAGCAGGTACTACGCCACCGACGCGGGCGACCCGGACGCGCCCAGGGTGCTGCGCGGGTTCACCGGGGCCAAGGGGACCATCAAGCCGGGCGACCACGTGGTCTACGAGAATGAGGCGTGGCGGCAGCAGGACGGGACCTACAGGACCGGGGGCATGGACCCCCCGCTGGTCGTGGCCGAGCTAGTCGACCTGGGCGGCGGGCCGGTGCAGGCCATCCTGAACGACGGCGAGTGGGAAGTCTCGGCGGCTAACCTGCGGAAGGTGGAGCCGTGAGGTTCCGGCCCGAGTGCCAGGCTAAGCAGTACGTGGCCGTGGTGCAGGGCCGCTGGTCCCGGTTCCGGGTGCTCACCACCGGCTCGTCCCGGCACTACCTGTTCCAGCCCCTGGACGTGCCCATGGACCCGTTCCCGGTGCTCAAGGCCGAGTTGCGGCCGGACATCCGGGCCGCGCTGGCGCATGGCCGGGGCAACGCGAGCGAGTGACCAGGCCGGGCGCCCTGCTTGACTCGCGTCTAGCCCGCGAGTAGACTTGACTCAAGTCAAGACCAATCACAGGGAGGCACAGACCATCATGAGCACGAGGTGCAACATCCACTTCGCCGACGAGCGCGGCGAGGTCGAGGCCAACATCTACCGCCACAGCAACGGCTATCCGGAGGGCGTGCTGCCCGACCTGGACAGGTTCTTTGCCGCCGTCGAGGCACAGACCAGCGACACCCGGTTCAATGACCCGTCCTACCTGGCCGCCAAGTTCGTGGTCTGGCAGGCCGGCGAGTACGCCCATGACGGCCAGCCGCTGGACTTCATCAGCCTGGGCATCATGAGCGCGGACGCGGGCGACGGTGCGTTCGTCTACACCGTGACGTGCGCCGACGGCTACCCGCCGAAGCGGCCGGCGGTCGCCTGCCGCGAGGCCTGAGCACGAGGGCGGGCCTGCCGGAATGTCAGGCCCCGGTGCTAGGCTTTACTCAAGTCAATCACTCACAGGGAGGCACAGAGCTAATGGCCCGACAGACCCGCCGCGCTTACTACCGCGGCATGAACGAGAGCGACGTCCAGGAGGCCTGGGACAGGTTCCAGCTGCACCCGGTGCTCGGCCCCGCGGCCCGCACCATGGCGAACCTGGTGGACATGACCAACGCGAACAGCGACGGCTGGCCTTACTGGCGCAAGCCGTCTGACGCGGCGGCCGGGCTGCAGAACATGATCATGCGCGCCATGGTGACCGGGCGCCCGGGTGAGGGCAGCGCGACCGCGGAGGAGTACAAGCGGGCGCTGCGCCCCCTCAAGGCGTTCCGCACCCGGATGCTGCGCAGCGACCAGCAGGGCCGGCACATCAGCCCGTCGCACCGCCAGGACTTCAACTTCGACATCGTCGAGCCCCACGGGCCTGGCATGTCCGGCGAGCTGTGGGTGGCGCAGCTGGAGCTGGCCGACGCCATCGCGCTGCACGAGGCCGCGGCACGGCGCGAGCAGGCGATGCTGGAGCTGTGCCGCCGGGCCGGGTTCGCGGTCCGCGAGACCGAGCAGCGCATCCGCGCCGCCGGATTCCTGGCCGAGGTCGAGCTGCTGCGCGAGCAGCACGGCGACGACCCCAAGCTGGCCAAGCTGGCGCTGCTGGCCCGCCCGGGTACCCGGGTGTGGCTGTGCGGCGGCGCGGGCCTCGGCCAGGCCGCCACCTCGCTGGGCGTGATGCAGGGGTCCGAGCCGCACCGCCGCGGGGATGACCGGTGGGATTACGCCCTCGTCAGCGTCCGTCCCGACGGCGCGCGCCTGGACCAGGACGACAAGCGGCTGTACGCCACCGTGATCCTGACCGTGGCCGACGCAGCCGAGCGCTGGTGGATCGTGTCTGCCGACGGCCGCGAGCTGGTCAGCGGCGGGCACCGCGACCGCGACCGGATGCTGGCGCTGCGCGATGAGAAGTTCCCGGGCTGCCTGGTGCAGCAGGGCGCCCAGTTCATTCCCGAGGGCGAGCTGCGTGCGGCCGGGGTCGAGCCCGTCCGCCAGGAGGTGGCGCTGTGATGACGTGGCTCGTGCCGTTGCTGGCCGGCCTTGGCGGCCTGTTCATGGGCGCGGCGATCGGCGTGTTCGTGATGGCGCTGATGGTGGCCGCCTCGCGGCGCGACCGGCTGTAAGCGGCACTCGCCGGCCAGGCCGGGCACCCTGGTTGACATCGCGGCGCCCAGGCCATAGACTTGACTCAAGTCAAGCAGTCGCAGGGAGAGGCACATGAGCAAGCGAGCAGGCACCGGGCGCGGACGGCAGCTGTACGAGCTGCGCCGGTCCGGCGCGGCGGGCATCCACCGCAGGCGCACGCCGAAGGGCGAGCTGCGCCGCCGGGCCATCGCCCGTGAGCTGAGGGAGGGCTGAGGCATGCTCACCGAGACGTACAAGGGCCGCAGGCTCAAGGTCAAGAAGGGCCGTGAGTGGGGCACGCTGGTCGGCACCTGCAACGGGACGCCGGTCACCTGGCCGGTCAGCCGCGATGAGGCGGCGGCCATGGATGGCCTGCGGGGCCAGGTCGACTGGATCGACCGCGAGCCGGTCAATGGTGCCAGGTGGGGCGCGGAGTGGTATGCCCCCGGCACGTACACCATGTGCGAGGAGGACCTTCACCCGGTGGCGATCGGAGGGAAATGCCAGCATCCGTCATGCGCGAAACGGCGCGGCGAGGGCACCGAGGACGGCGCCCGCACGCTGGGCCGGCGCCACGGCCGGGCTGAGGTCGCGCCGTTCGGCGACCTCGCCGACGCCGGCTCGGCGGACCTGATGACCGCGCTCGGCGAGACCGGCGGCACCGGCAACGAGAACCTGCAGCGGCGCCTGGCCCTGCTCGGCGCATACCGGGAGGAGTGGGAAAACCAGGCAGGCCGGCCCTACGGCGGCTCTGATGCCTGACTGGCCGCGCAAGGACCTGGTGGCCATCACGGTCACCGTGACATGCAACATCACGCCCGGCTGCTCGCAGGCCACGCCCTGCGAGACCTGCCGGGCCCTACTCGAAGGGACAGGCACATGAGCACGACAACGAGGCCGCACGGCGACATGCACGTGCGGACACCGGAGCGCCCGTCTGCGATGCCGCACCTGCAGTATTCCGGCACCGTCCGCACGCCGCGCAAGAGCGGCGGGGAATGGGTGGACGACATCGCCACGGCTGAGGATTACGCGCTGTACGCGGCGCAGGCGATGAACGCC